ATCAAGCTCTGCTATGTCAGCCTGAGCAGCCTGAAGATCTTTTAATACATTAGCAAGAGTTGAAGACTTTCCATTGTAGCTAACCGAGATAGCGCTTGGGTCCTGTAATTTAGCCCAATCATACACGTCGGAAGCTTTTGCGCTTAACCAAGGAAGACTAGCAAAAGCAGTACTTCCATCACCGACCTTCATAAGAAGCTCGACAACAGGCTCAGACTTACCGGTTACAGGATTTGTGTACTCCTCACCAGTAGGAACTCTTACAATAGCAATTTCACCGTCTAAAAGCTTACCGGTGCTGGTTTGCCAACTTGAAAGGTCAGCTACTTTATTCTTAATTCTTGTAACAATTGTTTTTGTAGCCATTTATTAGGCTCCTTTCTTTATCGATAAATAGGGTAGTAAGTAGTTTATTATTTTTACTTACTACCCTAGGTATTAATTAATATTTAATTACTGTTCAGTGGGAGCAGTATGAAGAACTGTGCTAGCAGAACCACAGTTGATAATGAATAGATCAGCTTCCTTGAGGTAATCACCTTCAATTACATCAAGTCTATCTGCGTTGTCGATAGCCTTAGCGTCGGCACGGTCTGCAATAACCTTAGTAGCAGCAAGGCCGGTAGTAGTGTTATCTACAAGGCCAGCAACACGAGTGAGCTCGGTATGAAGTGCTTCGTTACCCTTAGCAGCATCGCCAGTAAGATCCTGAAGAGTTTTGATGCTACCTTCAGCAGCAGTCATTCTGTCCTTAAGGCCAGTAGTAGCAGTATCTACAGAAGTTTCAAGAGCTGTGATTCTTGTAGCAAGACCGTTTGTACCACTTACAGCAGTAGTAAGGTCAGCAATGTCAGCCTTATTCTTGTCAGCGATAGCCTTAGTTGCAGCAAGGCCAGTAGTCTCGTTACCAACTACAAGTTCAAGAGCGTCAATCTCACCCTGCGCCTTATCAGCAGCATCCTGAGCATCGTCAGCAGCCTTCTGAGCAGCATCTACAGCAGTCTTGATAGAGCCCTTACCAGTATAACCATCAGCAAGATCCTGAAGAGTTGTAACCTTAGGTTCAACTACATCAAGGCGCTCATGAGCTCTTGCAGCCTCAGAAGCGGCACCAGTACCAGCAGCCTTAGCATCGGCAATAGCACCGTAAACTGTTGCAACATCCTTACCATCAGCGGAAGTACCGATAGCGTCAGTAATAGACTTATCAGCAGCCTTGCGAGCATTCTCTTCAACTAGGACAGCAGCAGCGATCTCAGCAGTGATTGCGGTAGCAGTGCCTGCGTGGTCATCCTCGTGATCGGTCTTCCAAGTAGTGAAAGTTTCAGTTGCGAGCTTAGTATCTACGTCTTTCTCAATGTCAGTAGCTCTAGCTTCAAGAGCAGAAATCTTACCTTCTGCAACCTTTACGCGACCAGCATCTGTATTAAATTCTTTCTCGAGGTTGTCAATGTCAGTCTCAGCTTGAGCAACACGTTCAATAATACCGCCAGTAGCCGAACCATCGCCATTGAGATATTCCTGGATCTCAACTAAGGTGTCGAGAGCTGTGTCAAGAGTCTCACCTTCAGCGGTTGCAAAGAAGGTTTCAACTTTATCTAAGCGAGCGTCAAGAGCCTTGTCAGCATCATCGCGTGCCTGAGCTTCATCAGAAACAGCCTTCTTGTAAGCTGTATCCATAGCAGCGATATCAGCCTTATTCTGAGCAATAGCATCAGTGTTAGTCTTTACCTGACCGCTTGTAACGAGAGTACTAATCTGACCTTCAGTTTTAGTCTTAGCGGCAGCAATAGCCTCAGACTTAGCAGTACCAGCTACACCGTCTGCATAGCCCTTAAGAGCCTCATCAGACATTTCCTTACCAGCAATATACGCCTCGTAAGTAGTCTTATCGAGCTTCTTACCGATTTCAGTATCCTGATCTTCGTCCTTAGCATTGATAGTGCTTACAGCAGTAGAAAGTTTACCATCAGAGTAAGCTTTTGCGTCAGCCTCTGCTTGGTCTGCATAACCTTGAATAGCGGTCTTAAAGTCACCATCTACATAGGTTTTTACGTCAGCAGCTGCACCGTAAGCATCATAAGTATTTTCTGCAATAACATCTTGCTTACCAGCGAGAGCTGTAGTCATTTCACTCTTATAAGCGGTAAGAGCAGCATCAGCAGTAGCCTCTGCGCCAGATTTAGCTGCGCTTGCAGCATCAGTAGCAAAGAGCTTAGCACCCTTAATAGTGTCGCTATCCTTAGTACTGCTTGCATCACCGATTACTTCAGTCTTCTTTGTATCGGCGTAAGCCTTAGCATCCTTAAGAGCCTTAGCAACAGAACCGTCTACAGTATCTGCACCAGTTAAAGTATCTAGTTTGCCTTCAGCAGTATCAAGACGACCATCAAGAGCGTCAATCTGACCCTGAACAGAGTCGGTACCAGTGAACTTACCTTCAAGAGCTGTAATACGAGAGTCAAGACCAGATCTGATTGTCTCAACTTCAGCATCAGTAGCGAAAGAGCTGAGATCAATAGAGTGATTTACCTTATCACCAGTCTTAAACTTAATAGTAGTACCATCAAGTACAACAGTTTCAGATTTTGCCCAATTGTAAACATCGGCTGCCTTAGCAGAAGCCCAAGGAAGTGCCTCAAAAGTGCTTGTACCATCACCGACTTTAAATAGGACAGTAGGAACTACATGAGTATCCGCATTAGTATCACTTACATGACAAATACCAATTTCACCTGCGAGAAGAACAACGTCCTTACCAGGAGCAGTGGTCCACGCGGAATAACTGTCATACTTAAGAGCAATTCTGGTTTGTAATTCTTTAATAGCCATAAATTTAATTCTCCTATATATAATTAATTTTTAATTTTATCTTGGATAGTTGCTGGCGCGGTTAAACACCAGCAACTATATAATTTAGCCTTTTATTTGGTTAAGCTTTAGCAGAACCACCAAGAAGTACAAGAGTATCTGCACCCTGTACAAGCTTGTCAGTGCTTACCTGACCGATACCGAGAGTACCGTCGTCTGCGACAGTAATTTCAGTAGAAGCCTTAGGCTGGATAAGCTTAGCAATCTCATCTGCCACATAACCAGTAACTGTACCATCGATGCCAGCAAGCTTATTAGTATTAGCTTCAGAAGCAGTTACAAGAGCAGCAATTTCACCAGCATTCTCATCAACGTACTTAACGAGGTTCTGGATGTCAGAGATTGTCTTACCACCCTCAGGATCGGCTGCTACGATAAGAGCATTGATGCGAGCATCAACCTCATCCTGATTCAAGAACTCAGCATCAGCTTCTTCCTTAGTATAAACTGCAGAAGCATCAGCTTTCTTAGCAAGTTCGGTGTTTACATATTCAATAGTTGCATGCTTGCTGAGGTCAGCTGCAGGAATAGCAGCAATTTTTGCATCAATAGCTGCTTCCATTTCAGTGGTAGTTGAGTAACTATCAAACTTAGCAGTATTAGCTTTAATTGCAGTATCAAGTGCAGTATCAGCAGCAGCGAGCTCAGTTAGTTTGGTAGTATGCTGACCAATAGTAGTGGTATGATCAGATACCGTAGTGTTAAGAGCTGCAATATCACTTGTAAAGGTAGCGTCAGCTGCCTCAAGAGCTGTTATCTTGCCTTCTGCTGTTCCGATACGAGACTCGTGATTACCCTTGGCAGTTTCAAGAGTAGTTAATCTGCCCTTAACAGCATCAATATCATCGGAATGAGTCTTAATATCACCACTAACAAGAGCAGCAAGATCATCGCTAACTTTCTTAGCATCTTCAACGCCCTTATCAGCCTGAGTCTTTGCCTCAGCTACAGCTGTCTGAAGAGCTGTAATAGCATTATCATGAGCAGTATCTTTATTAGTAGATCTTGTAATTTCTGCCTCGAGGTCTGCCTTAACTGCAGGAATAGAATCTTCACCAGCAATATCTTTTATACTATCTGCAATCAATTTTGCAGTAGCTGCTCTGCTATAAGCATCAACTACAATGTTAAGTGTAGTACCAGTAACAGTTGCGCCTTGACTTGTTGTTTCATTGGCAAGAGTAACAGTTGCAGAATCAATCTTCTTAGCAAGCTCTGTGTTGACAGACTCTACAGTCGCGTAATCCTTAAGAGTTGCCTCAACAGTAGCTTCCATAGCAGCAGCATGCTCAGAAAGTTCAGTCTTGGTTGCATAAGTTCCAGCGACATCATCAGCAAGAGCATAACCAACTGCAGCTACATCAGCAACAGCGCCAGAACGTGCTGCAGTAATAGCTTCGTCATTATCAGATTTAAACTGCTCGAAAGTCTCGTTAGAAACAACACTATCTACATCAGCTTTATCAGCAAGAAGACCAGTAAGGTCAGAAGTTGTAGTGTAGTCAGCAAACTTACCATCAACAGCTTCTACTTCAGTCTTAGTAGCGTAAGTATCGAAAGGCTTAGCTTCAAGAGCTTCAACTCTACCAGCAAGAGCGGTAAGTTCAGAAGCCTTAGCATAATCACCAATCTTGAGGGCATCAATAGCAGCAGTTACATAAGCAGCAACAGTGCTATCAATACCAGCAAGCTTGACTTCGATTGCTTGGATATCTTCAAGAATGCCGGCGATATCGGTGTCATCGTGAGACTCAATATAAGCAATCAACTCCTTAAGTGAGTCGAGAGCTGCTTCAGTACCGTCACCGGTCAAGAATGCATCAACAGTAGCTTTGAGGTCGTCAAAGTCTGCCTTATCAGCCTTAAGTTCAAGGCCTTCTTCAATCTCAGTATCTACATACGCAACAGTAGCAAAGTCTTTAATAGCCTCAGCAAGTTCATCAGGATCAACGAAGTCGATTGCTTCGATCATATCCTCGAGTTCGTCTTCTCGCTCAGTAGCACGAGTAATTTCATCAGCGAGATCTTTTACAAGACCAGACTCCGCATTACCAACAACACCTTCAAGAGTGTTTACTTTACCCTCAACAGCCTCTACGCGACCAACAAGAGCAGTATCGTCGTATCTTTCTTCATCTTCAAGAGCTTTTACGCGGTCCTGAAGATCAGAATCGTCATACTTGTCTTCTGTCTTAAGGTAGTCATCCTCGATTGCTTTTATACGAGTCTGAAGGTCAGAATCGTCATAAGGTGTATAGTCAGCCTTAGCAAGGAACTTCTCATCGGCTTCGGCCTTAGTATAAACATCAAGAACAAGCTCAAACTTCTTCTGAGTCTGGGCACCTTCTTCACCTTCCATAATGGGCTGGCCATTGAAGTAAGGAGTTACGATGATACCAGTCTTAGAATCGGTAAGAGCAAACTCATAAGTTGTATTATCGTTACCGTCACCCTCAGCAACGGCTTCAATAGTTTTCCAGACAAGCTTACCGTTTTCTCTAACAGGAAGCGTACCATTCTGAGCGCCTGCAAAACCGAATAGGCTTACAAGGCCGGCTTCAGTAACAGTAATAGAAGCATTGTCACCAGAAGGAACGGTGCCAACCTTCTTAATATTTACGTTGTAAGTTACGGCTTCTTCGCCCTCGCCAACAACATGAGTACCCTGAACAGCAGGAGTAATTACATAAACGGTAGTGTCACCCGCCTCAGTAACAGTAATTAACTGACCTTCATATGCGACAGGGTTAGTAGCAGCATATTCAACTGCTTTATCATAAGAGTCATAAACCTCTGTAATATCAACTGGAACACCGCTCAAACGTGTAAGGGCATTGGTCCAGTCCATAATATTACCTACTTTGTAGGCAGAATTTTGAATATCAAGATATGTCTTTGCCATTATCTATTGCCCTCCTTATTACGCCCAAGTAAGTGAAAGCTTAGTTTCACCAGTAAATGCAGCATCAAGGTTGATGTACCAAAGGTCATAAGCAGTAGCAGTATAACCATTTGCACCTTCAACGTTAACTGCACTAGCTACTTTAGTGCAAGCAACACCAGTTGCAGGCTCTTTAGTAGTGTTCTTAACAGTTAAAGAAGACTTTGTACCAGCCTTAGCTGCGAAATAAATCTGTTTTGTACCTGCAGGAACTGTGAGAGACGTTGGAAGACCTGCGGTGGAAGTGCCACTCTTACCAAGAGATCTAACCTGAGCGGAAGTGATAGCCGTTGGGTCAGCTAAAGACTCGGCAGTGCTCTTCCAACCCCAGAAAGGCTTACGGAAACCAGTAGCCTTAACAGCTACGTTAGTAAAGGTTGTTTCAGTAGTTCCATCTTCATAGCCAGCAATTTTTCCAGCAGTATATTCCTTACCAACGTTATTAAGCGGAACTCTGGAGCCAGAAGCATCGAGAACTGCTTTACCGTTTAAGTAAGCGTAAATAGTATTTGTTTCAGTATTAATCTGCTGGTAGTCATCTGACATAAGAGTGAATGTACCATCTTCTGTATTACCAGTCTGACTATCAAGTGTGTTAGTAACAGTCCAAGTGAAATTACTTGCACTTAAACCAGTAGCTGAGCTTGTATTATCAGTCGTTGTACCATAAGTACCGTAGGTCTTTCCGTCTGCCTGAAGTATACCATCTGTGTAAGAACCATAAGTAGGTGTACCGCTCCAAGCAAATTTGGTGATCTTAGAACCAATCTCTTTATCACCAGTATCTGTAGTAATAGTTCCAGCAGAAAGAGTTGCAGTAGGATAGGTAATAACAGGATTCTTGACCTCAGATAGTGCATCAATAAGCCACTGAGTCATTGTCATGTCTTTACCACCGGCATCCACAGAACCATTCTGTGTTACGTGTCTACCAAAATTGTAGGTTAAAGTGATGTCTTCTTCAAGAACAGATTCAACTTGCTTTAGGTCTGCCCAAGTGTGCTCACCGTCACCAGCTTTAACCATTACGTTACCATTGTCAAGATAAGAAACACCAAGTTCACCTTCACGAAGAACAACTTCAGAACTAGCCCAGTCAGTGGACTTGTCATTTCTTAAGACAATGATTGTGTTAAGTTCTTTTGCCATTTATTTTACCTCTCTATAAAATTATTTTATATAATTATTTTTAATTATACCGTAAATTGTTAATTGTCAACGCCGCTATCGCCACCGTAAATGACTTCTGGCTCCTCATAGTCGCCTCCGCCACTTACTGGAAGATATGCATCATTAAACCACACATAAGATTTTCCTTCGTCTGCTGCTACATAAAGCTTGTTTGCTTCGCCAGTCGCTGGGAAGCCAGAACGATAACCAAAGGTAAGCACATCAGACTCTTGTTCTTCTAGTGCAGTAAGTCTTTCGTCAATTTCTGCAAGAGTAGCTGCCAGGCCGTTTGCGTCTACAAGCTTATGCCAGTTAGCTTCATTAGTAACATCTGGCACACCAAAAATACCTGTAACTGCTGGGTCATATAGAAAATAAATACCGTTTTTAGTGGGATCTGTATTATTTAGCCATACCGCAGTTAACATTCCATTGTAAGCAGTGTCTACAGTATTACCTTTATCATTTGTTGTCTGCCAAGTTGTTTTAGAAATAAGCTCTGCATAGGTTTTTACTAAGGCTTTAGTGTCTATCGGCTTATTGCTTGCAACTTTATATTGATTTGTTGTCTTTATAATTGCCATAGCTTACTCCTTTATAATAAATCTATATGAAGTACCGTAGTCAGCACCACTAAGGTCAGCCCAAAGCTTATATCCAGCGGGTACTTCAGGTCTAATACCGAGAGCAGTCTCAATTTCGTCAAGGTCATCTGTTAAAACGTATTCTGCAGTTGTCCATTGAGCAGGCGGTGTAGTATCCCAGGTTTGAACTAGCACATTGCCGCCCTCTCTTACATTAAGAATATCCGGGAGCACTATGGTGTAGCACATTTGTGGTTGTTCGTCGGTGTGATGTTCATAACCAGATTCAATAATAACCCCATCTTGAACAATATGATAAAACGTAGTAGATTCACTCTTGCTTGTAGCAGCATTTTCTGCAGAATACTCTTTTACAGTATGTTCAGTAGGTATCAAAGAACCGTCTTCCATTAACTGATAAATAGGCTCTTTCTTAGACAGAATAGTTTCTACAATACCTTCTGGCTCTGTTGGTGTGTCAGGAACTTCCGGCTCGTCAGGATTTTCTCCAGGCTCATCAACAAGCCCTAATAATTTAGCAAATATTTGAGCTACGGTGAGGCCAATTACATTATCACCGGCAGCAAAATCACCGATAGAATGAGTAACAAATTTAGCTATTTCAAAAGGAATATCATTAGCTTTTGCACCTAAAAGCTTAGAAACCTCTGCTTTAGTGTGATAATTCTCAAGGTTAACTTCAGGTACCTCTGGAATTTCAATACCTGCAACAGCATCTGCTACGTCCTGCTTTGTCGCATAGTCAGTTAATGAAGGAATCTTATTTTCAACAGCTTCAACTTCCTCTTTTGTTGCAAAAGAAGTAAGTTCAGACTTATCAGCTTTATTAGTAATATCTTCGCTAGTTAAATAGCCCTTACCTTCGACATCACTCAGGGTAATAAAGCCTGTATCATTCTCAAGCTTACTTATTTTAGTAGGAACTTCGGGAATATCAGCAGCTGTGAGGTAGCCAGCGTCATTTGTAAATGCGCTTATATTTTCAGGAATTTCAGGAATCTCTGGAATTTCAGGAATAAGTGCATTGACTTCTTCTTTAGTATAGTAGTCATCAAGTTTGATGTCGGAACCACCAGTAGGAATTCTATAAACTTCCTTACCGATTCTGATAGTGGCTAAATCACCAGCAACTTCACCATCAACATTAGCTTCAACCTTGTTAAGTCTAACTTCCTTAGAAACTTCCCAAGTGTTATCACTGTGAAGATAATAGGTATTAAATGCGCCGTATGCTTCACTTCTGCTTGTCAAGAACTTTGTGAAAGTAATTATATCATCTCTCACATAGTTCATTACTGCATAACCGTTTGCGTCCGGGGCAGCATTAGTTAATACTAAGAACTTACCATTTTTGTAAGCATCAGTTGCAGCTGCAAAATCAGGAGCACTAAAATCTACTTTATAAAGCTCAGGCTCTGGAATGGCGGCTGTTACAAATTCTTCAGTAGCGTAACCGTCAAGGTCAATGTCCTGTAAATATTCTTTATTTTCTATCCAAGTTCTTAATTCATCAACAGTTTCTACTTTAGGAAGAACCTCAGTCTCAATTTGCGTCTTAACCTCTAAAACTTCTTCTTTTTTAGCAATACCTTCATGAGTTTCAATTGCGTTAATTACGTACTGCTCGGTAGCATAGCCTTCTAAAGAAGGAATTTCAGGCTTATCACTAAGATCATTATAAGAACCGCTGAATAACTCCGATTTTGTAGCATAGTCTGCCAAGCTTTCTTTTACAGCGCTAATCTCTGCACGAAGTGCTTCAAGAACATCAGAGTCAATAGACTCACCATGGTCACTCTCATTAATACGTTTCAGAGTTAAACCATCTTCGCCCTGTATTCCTAGGAAAAGCTCAGCTGTGTCAGTACATATATACCAACAGCCCTCTTCAATAATTAGATTTGGGTTAACCTGTCCTTCTGACGTAAATAATACGGTAGATAAACCGCGACTAATATTAAATTCTGTCATCGTTAATTACCTGCCTCATCTTGTTTTATCTTAAACTCGCTGTACTTAACCGTATTCATAACAGCCTGAGCGACCTCAGTATCAGTAGCAAAATCTTTAAGATCTGTTTCAATGTTTTGTTTCTTTAAGTAATCTCCCAAAGGAAGTGCTTCCTCAATCTGGCTAATATCTTCTGGACTGAGCTCAAAGTCAACTATAATGTTGCCGGCTTCGATTTCTTTTTCATTGCCATAGCCATCTTTTACGGTAAGCCATACTTTATAAACTGCCATAATAACTTTCTCCTTATTATTTTTTTATTAATTTTTAATTAATCTTCTTGCTTTTCTAAACGCGCTGACTTAATATCAAGTATAGCGTCAATATTAGGCTCAATTCTAGCCGCGATAATTTCAACAGCATTATCCGGAACTACTTCATACAGAGCCCTTAGCAATACTTCAAGCCTATTTAATGGCTCACCGAGCTCTTCGATACCTGTTCTTGTTAGTATACAAATAAGATACTTTTCAAGTCTATTTAAACATTCCCAGTCTTCTGCACCTTCACCATTTATAAGTTTAGTTAGTAATTCATCTAAACGGTTCACTTACTTTACCTCCTCTATTAAGTCAGATTCGTCTAACGCACATTTAATTAAGAATAAGTCATTCGCAGATAAATCATCAGGTTTAACTGCATCTTTAAAAGCAAGCTCACCTACATCGATACAAACTTCTTTATTCTCTGCGTCTATTTGAAGCTGTTTTCCATTAAGTTTAATAACTTCAATTTTATTTTCTTGAGCCTTGTCGTCTATCTGAGAAAGCTTACGCTTTTCATAGGTAGAAAGCTCGTGGCCGGATGCTGCACGGATTACAACAACAGGCTTTTTTTCTGGTCTACGTATTTCTAACATGACAAGCTCTCCTTAAACTATTTGTTCGAATCTAACATTAGTAACTTCAATATTAGTTAAATCTTCTATGTCAGTCTCAATATCGAGGTCATGCGCACCGTATTCAAGACGGATGACTCCGTTTTCAGTAAGCTTTTTATATTCAGTATCTTTTTCAGCATCAAAAGCATTTGTTAGTACTGCGAAATTATAAAAGGCTCCAGGTTTTAAGCTCTTAGACACTTCTGGAGTAATTTTAAAAATAATTTCACCAGTTTCTTCATCAATGTCAGACTTTCGCGCTCTGTGTATATATACACAAGGCGAATCAATGTAATCGTAATTTTTTATAGCAAAAATAAATTCGTCATTTTCACCTAGCTCAAATAAACGTAGATTTATAGCAAGTCGGGTGTCACAGTTCATATAAACAACGACTTCTGGCATTGATGCTAAATAATTTGTGCAACAACTACGCAAAGCACTGTCCTCCTAGTATAAAAATTTAATCTAAAACGATATATCACATAATTTAGCACTTTCTTTACCTTATAAAATAAAAAAAGGTAGGCCTTTATTTGGTCTACCTCGTTTTTCTTATGTAACTTATTTAATATGCTGCTTTTTGGCCGCGGTTACCGTATTCTTCATAAGCATTGCAACTGTCGTTAAGCCACATCCACCGGGAACAGGCGTGATATAGCCTGCTTTAGAGGCAACGTTATCAAAGTCAACATCTCCACAAAGTTTTCCGTCTACTCTATTGATTCCGACGTCGATAACAACAGCGCCTTCTTTTACCATATCTTCAGTGATAAACTTAGGTCTTCCGACTGCTGCTACAAGGATATCAGCACGACACGTAATATCAGCAAGATTTTTAGTCTTAGAGTGCGCAGTAGTAACAGTGCCGTTTCTATTAAGAAGAAGCATAGACATTGGCTTTCCAACAATATTACTCCGGCCGACGACTACACACTCTTTTCCAGTAATATCAATATTATAACAATCGAGCATTTCGATAACGCCAGCTGGCGTACAGGGCAAGAAAGAGTAATCACCTGTCATAACTCTTCCAACATTAGACGGGTGGAAGCAGTCTACATCTTTATCTGGATTAATTGCTTCAATAACTTCTTTCTCATCGTAACCTGCAGGTAAAGGAAGCTGAACTAGAACTCCGTTTACAGACTCGTCATAGTTAAGAGCACTAATGAGCTTAAGAAGTTCTTCCTGTCCAACATCTGCAGGTAAAACAAACTCTTCAGAAATAATTCCACACTCTTCGCATGCTTTCTTCTTATTTCTCACATAAACCTGCGACGCCGGGTCCTCTCCTACCAAAATAACAGCAAGGCAAGGATTAATACCCTTTTTCTTAAGTTCAATAACATCAAGAGCTACATTATTTTTAATCTGTGCAGCTACATACTTTCCGTCAATAAGGTTAATCATTTTGTATTTTCCTTTTCTTTTATAAAATTAAATTCTTCACATTCATATCCACTGTCACGCAGCCAGTCCGCCACCAAATGCCTGTGACAAAAATCACTCGACTTCTCATAGCATACTAAAGCAATATCACCGTCACAAGAAGCCTTACCAGCCTGGTAATAAAGCTCTGCTACTACCCTTGCTGGATTTAGGTGTCGTAATACCTGGTCCTTATAGCACATTGTAAAATAGTCATTGTCATGGTCTATCTTCCATTTGCGATAAAAATCGTATTTAGGCGCGAGATTACGATAAGAAGGCCCTTGATAGCCAGGCGGTGCTTTCGCGCAAATAGAGACCGGAATAACGCCTTCTGGGAGCTTTTTAAGCTTAGCAAAATAAGTTGTATAAATCATATTTGTCCCCTAAATTTATCCTCAATAGCAAAAAACTTACCCTTATATTTCTTACAGTACTTTATAACCGTAGAAGTCTCGTCTCTTGTACTGCAATAAAAATTAAATAGTACTCTCGGTCCAATATCAACATAATTGTGCGGAATGTTATTCAGTTCTTCATGAAGTGCTTCTGCCTGTTCCGCAAATTCTTTAGGAAGTACTACTTCAATCTTCCAAAGTCTGTCTTTTTGAATCTTATCTAAAATTACATAGCTAAGCCAGACACCAAGGGCATTTGCGGCAGCTGTGGCAACGATAGTAATTTCAAGCGGAAGATCCGCAGTCTGCTTAACTACAATAGTATAAAAAGAATAAGCAACTACATTGGCCAGAACATTGATACTACGGCCGTATCGCACTGTACAAATACTTTTAGTGCTAGATAAAATAACGTTAACTAAACTGATTAAAAAGAAATACACAGTAGTTAACGAAAATAGTGTGCTAAACATATTAAGTCCTCCTTTTACTTCTTATATATAATACGATAAAAGCTCGCCAGTTTTAATAGCGAGCTTTACATTTTATGCATCTAGTAAATAATCTTCTGTAAACTGAATAAGCTTTTCTCTAAATTCATCAAGACCTTTGTCATTATACAAGATAAGGTCAAATCTGTAGCTATCCATGTCAACTTCGGAAGGATGATTCTTCTGAACTTCCGTGAGTCCGTTGTCAAAACCGGGTCTCTCAACTCTTAGAACAACTGTGTCAAAAGCTCTTTCGACAGTGGCAACCTCTACAGGATATCTACAATCAGGAATAAGTACATAATCCCAGTCTTTCTTAAACATATTAAGAATACTTACAACAAACTCTGCCCAAAAAGCCGGATTCTGCGCACCAACTACGTCCGTACCAATATATTGAAGTAGTGTTCTGCCTCGCTCATCCTTATTTCCATCCCAATTAAAATACTTTACACAAATAAACTTAAGCAGGTCTGCAAAATGAGTAATAAGCACTCTCTGTCCTCTATTCTCAAGATGCTCCTTAATAAGCTCTGCTGCGGTATCTTTTCCATGTCTTGCCTTAGCGCTAATACAACAAACTTTCATCTTTTCTTCTCCTTCTTATGTTCATCCTTGTAAGGACATGTTTTAAAGCATTCATCTGTAAATGACCAGAAATCACTGGCTGCGTCATAGACAGAATTATTTTTATCTAAAAATTCATCTGCGGCCTTTTTACCGATTTGGCATAACTTATAACAATAATCAAGGTTTGGCAAAGTACTCACTAAAACATACACCTCTTTCTTATAACAAATAACTTTTATTTTCATATATTATAATATACAATATAACAAAGGGCATTTTTAGTAAAAAAATAAAAGACTAGCTTTTATACTAGTCTTTATTCTAATGTACTTTTAAACCAATTATTAATCAAGAACTCTAACAACGTCTCCTGGCTTAATACGTCCAAGCTTATTTACAGAGAAAGGATCTATATTGTCTTCAAAGATTCTGTTAACTTCAACAGACATCATTCCTCGGTCATAAAGCAGATCGGTGAGATCATCTTCTGTTAAGTCATCTGCAAAAACCAATACGTGCACATCTTCTCCATCATCATCTTCATATTCAACATCAGCTACTCGCATCTCATTTTTATTAGATGCTTCTGTTAAGCTCTCATCAATAGGTGCTTCCTCTTCAGGCATCTCGGGCTCATCTACGACTTTATCATCAATAAGAGCTTCTTCATCAACTACCTCATAAGGAGCAACTACACCAATAATCTTAAAGCCCTTTGCTTCCTCACAGAACTGGCACTCATCTTCTACATTTACAAGGTCAGTCTCTTCATCAACTACAATATCAGCCTCATCCTTAATTACGAGAGCTCCGCACTTATCGCACTCGCAAATAACCTGTCTATTCTCATCGTCAACAACTTCGATGTCAACCTCTTCATCTGCTGGAGCTTCTTCTACGGGCTCTTCATCGACAGGAATTTCGTCTTCAGTAGCTTCCTCAAGTTTGTTAGTCGCAGGAAGAGTCTTAGTACATTCAGAAGATTCAGGTTCCTGAGTCGGTCCAAAAGTTACTGTATCAGTATCCTTATCCTTCATAAGACCCTGTTCTGTAGAATTAGTCTTATCCTCAGACTCTTTTACACAAGCTTCCTTAATTACTGGAACTTCAGCACCTTGTACAATTTCAAACTTCTTACGCTTTGCGACCGCAGTATTCGATTGCTTTTTTACAAAGTCATTACACTCCTGTTTAGTACCAGTGAACACTGACTGTTTATCAAGCATTACTGTGCAGAGGTCATCAACTTTCTTAAGAACAACTTTAGGGGTAGTCTCCTCATAGAGCTTATCAAGCTCGTTAAATGCACTAATAAAATTCATTTTTATAAGTCTCCTTATTAATTTTATACTTAAAAATTCATATTAGTAAAAATTTCTTTTACTAAATAATTTAGCGATTATTTTTTATTAACTTTATCAACTTCTTCTAGCCACTCAAAATAGAATTTAATCTTATGTTCATGAGCCTCGACGAGGCCATAGTCAAGCCCAACTTTGTATATGTAACTGTCTCTATAAAGCTTTGCAGGAATCTCTTCTACATACTTTCTAAATACCTCAAGTGAGTGTGCTCGTTTATAGTGATTACACCTTCTACACGCCGGCATATAATTTTCAAAACACTCAAGTTCTTCTTCAGAATATTTTTTAAATCTTTCGCGCTGAACAGGAATAAGGTGGTCTAATTGCCAGCCTTTTGGTTCAAGCTCTTTACCACAGTATGCACAGTACCCATCATATTTATTATAAACTGCTTCACGGATTTTCTTAGATATTGTTTTACGTTGCATTATTATAAACTCCTTTACTTATAATATATTATACAATATAATTAAATAAAATAGCTTGTAAATAAAATGCGCTAAATTATTTAGAGTAAAATTTATTAGAGAGGATTAACTATATGAATCTTTTTGAGGCTTTCGATGCATTAGACAAAATCTCTAGAGATATTTTAATAGAGTCTGCCAATATAAGTACTTATAAACAAATTTTAGCAGAAATTGCACAAATTGAGGCCGAGATTAAATCTTTGCAGCAACAAAAAAGCAAAAAATGGAGTTCTGACTACGTAAGTAGACTTAAAGACTCAGAAAAAGCCCTCATAGCCCTTAGACAAGAACTCATGGAGCTAGAGCAGTCTTACAAAGAGTATTGGTACACAGAGCGAGAGCAGGACGATGACAGATATTATTTTTATGATAAATATCGAGATAACCCTGAAAAGAAGGCAGCAGTAGCAGATAAAGAAGCAGAGTTACGGGACAGACTTAAAAAGTTAGAGGCAGAGCATGACGCGCTTACAGCAAAAGTAAAAGCAGACTTTGAAACTGACTTAGCTGACCATACTAAAACTATTGCTGACAGAATTGCTATGCGAGATGCAAAAAAAGGTGAAATAGAGGCTGCGCGTAAAACAGTCATTGATGAAGTAAAAGCAGAGTTATCTCAAAAGTGTGCTGATGTAGCTCATCTAGTAACACCTGCCTGGGATAAGCTTGTTATAAAAGATACAAAAATTATACTGCCGCTCGTTAGCGAACCTTACTCAGTAGAAATTACTGACGAAGACTTTGACGAAGATGATAACTTTTTATATGATAATGTGCTTGAAGCTGCAACGGAGTCTTACCTAGAATCTGATGAATACTATGAAATTATCGAGCTTATTGTAGAGCAGCCTGAAGATGACCCTATCAGTGCTATTGATACTGATAAGCTACTCAGTATTCCTAATAGTGAATGGCAGCTTAACTGCGATATTGATACTGAAATTATTGGAAAAGTTCCTGAAGTATACTCGCACTGGCATGATCCTGGAGACTACTGGAACCCACCAGAAGGCGAATTTGAGTTTGATACTGAAATGAACATACAAGCTACATTCTATTTAGTTAAACAGCTTTAATAATAAAAAGAGATAAGTGTAAAAACTTATCTCTTTCTTTTTTATTTAAAGTATTCGTATGCTTTTAAGGCGGCTTCTTGTCGCATCTCATAGCTCGCAGGACCACATCTTTCATAAGACTTAGCAAAAGCAAGAGCAGCTTCGGCAGGGTCTGTCATTTTTAAAAAGTCTTTATATTTAAAGCCAGTCTTGTAATTTTTTCCAAAAGTGCTAATTTCCCACTCGATATTATCTAACAGGAATTCAAGCTGCTGCTCAAAGGAAAGTCCGTGCGCTTCAGGATAATATTTTTTAGACCACTGGCAAAGTCCATAATAGTTTCCACTCGGACTATAAATATTTGGTTTAAGATCCAAGGTACCTCCAGAAGTTTCTATCATCATATTTCCGATAATACCGCAGGCAACTTCTTGACTAAAGCCTCTTTGTCTCAAGTACTCCCAGACCTTAGTTGCATAATAGTACTCTTCTTCCCACTTTTGAATTTTAGCTAGGTAGTTGTCCTCTAGCTCGATGCTGCAACAATCTGCACCTGTACAAATAGTGGGCTCTACTTCTACCCTTTTTACTTCAGCTGATCGTGCCTTAGAGTCTACCTTAATTTCGCCAAAAATAAGCCAAAACAATAAAATTAATAAAATAATTAAAAGGATTTTAATAAATAAATTAAGATGTCTTTTTAGCATAATATCTTACCTCCACTTTAATAGTATACAATAAAAGTAAAAATAATTTAACTAAAAAGAGCACGGCAATTTATACCGCGCTCAATTATGTACAACTCACTTAAAGTCTTCCCACTTAATCTTTACAATAACGCGCTTACCGCAGCGATCTCGCATCTCAATCTTAGGGCGACCGACGAGGCCCTCCATCTTGGCAGTTCCCATAGTAGAATCAGGATGGCCCTTTACAAAGTCGACACCTTCCTGAATAGTACCCTCAAAAATGATAGGAACAATATCAATACCAAAAGCCTTAGCAATATCTTCTACAGACTCTCTTGGCTGATAATTGCCGGCGATAAGAACGTCAAACATAATAAAGCTTACGTCAGCTCTGTAGTTTCCGCCGTTCTGAATCTTAGGACCGTAGCCTTCACCGAAAAGAATTACAGGAGTCTCACCAAATTTCTCCTCAAAAATCTGCTCTGCCTCATTTGTCTTAAAAGTAGCCATAAGGTAGTTAAGAAGATGAGTAGGAATCTGAGCTCTTTCTGTTCTACCATTAAAAGTTACTGTATGTCCGTCCCAGCAAACGGAAATATTTGTTCCGTCAATCTTCTCAGTAAAAGTCCATACGTTATCCTTAAGAAACTCTACTGTAGGATTTCTAAACTCGCCCTCGAGAAGCTTCTTAGTTCCTTCCATGTCTCTCTTGTAGAGAGTATCAATCTTATTGTATTCAATCATTTTTATTTTCTCCTTAAATTAAATCTTTAACAACTCTTTCATTAACGCTCATAAGAAATTCATTAATTGCGTCATAATTCGGCTTCTCAGGAAGAGAAGTATTTTCAACAGCATACTCAAGGCGCTTTTCATACTCACTTACCATATCATAAAATTCAGGAAGCGGCTTAGAATCTTTATCCAGGAATTTACCATTACGAATATCAAGCAAGAAAGGAATATCGTTTTCTCTGTAAGTATTAATTTCTTCTTTCTCAAGAATATCAATACACATCAAGTAAAGTCTTACAAGGTGCATCATATGCTTTCCAAGCTTTCCTCGCTCGATCGCATTCTGATTTCTGTGCCCGATTTTGTCATAGTCAGAAACGATATTCTTCATATCTGACCACATTGCCTTATAGTCTCTGAGCGGGTAATGAGTCAGGTTAATATCCATATAAATTTCTTTATCCATGTCACCCTGGTCAGAATCGTCAAGATAAAGCTTTACTCCTTCACCAGTCTTAAAGCAACCGTACTTATCAGGCCAAGCATAGGTAGCAGCGGTAATACTATTTAAAATGTGCTGTTCTCTTTCTGCCTGTGCTATAGTTCGCGCTGCCTTATTATCAAGCCTTCTTAACTGAGCAAAGGCATAACCGCCAAAAGAGTACTTAGCTCTCTTTGAAAGGAATAACTTCTTATTATCAAGTAGTTCCTGTCCAATAGACGACAAATATAGATAGTGCTCCGGCTTCAAACCAAGCATCTCAATGGTATTAGGATTACAGGAAGAAAGCAAACTAACAATCTTTCTGATTGAATAAATTGTAGTATCAGTAGCTTCATTAACTGCCTGCTCAAAATTAGCTGAGCCGAGAATTTCTGCTTTAGAGTTAAGTGCTACTCCTCTAATATCTACGTCAGAGCCAGCTACATTAGTTCCGTAGGCATGACTTCCTCCGAGACCTAATAGGATAATATTATTACCTAAGTGTGGATTTGTCTTAAGAAACTCGTACTCAGGTGTTTTAAGAATCTCTTTAAAATTAGTCATTTGTTTCCTCCTCTTCTACCGAATCTTTAGGAAATCTTCTAATAAATTCTTTTACTAGCTCTGTAGGTATGTAAATATTTCCGTTAATCTTCATGCCGTCAAGGCAATCAAGGCACTCAATAAGAGAATCTATATCTACAATATATTTCATTCAGTGGCTTCCTCCTTAGGATCAACAAGCATAAAAGCAAGGTCCGCAAAAGTATCGATATAGCCAAAGTAATCACTCATAGAAGAATGATAGTGCTGATAAACAAAATTCTCAACAATTTTTGCCTGGCGCTCAGTAAGGTCATAGTATGTCATAATATAAACAACTACATCATAAGTAAGCCGCTCATCAAGCTCGTGCTGAACTCTATTCTTATCTCGCCACAGCCTGTCAACATTATCATTATGTTCCTGTGCGAGCTCGCGATTACGCTTAACAGAAAGCTCTTCATCAAATACGTGGTCAGGCTTTACTTTCTTAGGAATATCTGTTTTATAAGTGTATATTCCATTATTGTAATTAACTCGGATCTCATCAATATCAAGTGCCATAGCTTTTCTCCTTCGTATAATTAAAAACATCACTGATATATTATACAATACCAGTGATGTTATTTTTAACGTTTTATTTAATTTTTTTGCTTCGTCAATATATCTAATGCCTGCAGAGCTTCAGAACTTTTACGGTGTTTCTCATCTCTGCAGACGAGCATTATATTATCTAAAAGCTTATATATTCTCGCAAACCGACTCGAGGTACTCTTCAGCTTCCTCGCGCTCATAAAATACGTCGTTGTTCTCAAGACGCTTCTTAAGACCGAAGTAGTTCTTCTCGTTTACCTCAACCTCAGTAATAGTGCAATGCTCACGAGAAGGCTTAGTCTTAGTATATCTACCCTGAGCGTTCTTAAGAGCTACGTCGTAAACAACCTGTCCGAGATAGAAGGGGAAAGCATCTACCATGTCATAAAGCTCGTCAGAAAGCTCAAGGATCTCATTCTTAAGCTCCCGAACCTCCTCATCGTGCTTTGCAACGCGTGCAAGCTGCTTCTTCTTAGTAGTAATGTTAAGTCCAAAAATATTCATTTTGTTTTCTCCTTAGTAAAATTTTGTTTATATTTTATTATACGATATGTTGTTTGTAATTTTTAGCTTTTTTATTAATTGCTGCCAAACAATCTTCTTTTGTAAGAAATACTGTTTTACCGATACTAGAAAACTTATATCTTGTTCTATTCGCTATAAACGCCCAGTCAATAGTTTTACCGCTCTTCTTTTTACTGATTTCGGTAACTTCTATCTCGCGGGGTTCCTGATGGGCTGAATTATAATAACCACCATGAATATACCAAACTTTATCTCCTACATCTACAGGCGGAATTACTTCTCCACTAGTTATTAGATAATTAGCAATTCTCTCACAAGTACAGCAAGGTCCGTAATTACAATGAGCAATACACTCATCGGTCTGATAGCTTTCACAAATTAACTGAGTAAGTCTCTTTTTGTTAGTCATTCTGTAACTCCTTTAACTCTCTACCGCAGTAAGGGCAAAACTTAATTCCAAGGTCGAGCCCAGAAGGCAGCTCAATATGCCACAAGCCTTTTTCATCAGGCTGAATACAGGTATCAAAAATTTTATCTACCGGCTCACCACGGATAATATGCTCGGGAAGATCTTCATATTCAGTACAATATTTACAACCCATAGTAAACTCCTTAAGTGTAGTAATATTCTGTCATGCCATCGTGCCAGACCTTCTTTACAATAGTATCATCAGGGTCAATATAAGTGATAGCACTTACTCCTAGAGCAGACTCCTCACCAACTTTTTCCCAGACAATCTTATCAAGCTCCTCGAGCTCAAGGTCAGTCTCATTGTAAACTTCAGGAAGCTTTACAAGCTTTTCAAATCCGTCGTTAATTCCCATTAGTGTACTCCTTTACTTTATCTTCAATATACCTCTCTGCATCCTCTTTGTTAAGGAAGCAATATTTATTAAATTCTTCTACGGTATAATCAGCTACAGACCCATTACGAGTCACCCTAATTTTCCAAGATTTATCTGCCTTCTGCTGTAAACCAGAAACGTGGCCTTCTCTGAGGTCTGTCATAACCTCTTTAAACATACAGACATAAGGTACCCAAACCTTCATTCCAATATAAGCAGGTGGAAGAGTCTGCGGATTATAACTATCACAAAGGTTATCATCGTCAGAGCATTCCCAAGGAAAATCCAAACCCTCAATGCCACAATTATGCGCCCAATCTTCACAGGCGTTAAAATGAATACAATCTTTACACGTCTTCATCTTCTACATCTCCAAAACAACAACCGTCTCGGTCTTCTTTAGTTTCACAGTCTTCAAAATATATGCAATCTTTGCAATCAACCCAGCCCAACTCTGGAAGAATATTAAAATTCTCACAAGCTTCAGTATCTTCATAACATAAGAAACCACACCAGCCTATTTTATCTTTTGGTGGATTTTTACAGCAAAGATTCCAGTCGCCTGCTCCAATAAAATTAGAACAATCTTTACACGTTTTCATCAGCAAACTCCATCTTTGAACCACACTGCGGGCAGTAGTAATAATATCTATGATATGGAACATGCTTTTTACAAGCACTGCATTCCATCATAGTCGAAGAATACATAGACCACTTAGCATGTCTGGTTCCAGGAAAATCTCTAAAAGATCCCTTTACTTCATTCTCATATACAGGAAGGTCAATAAAAGTATTCCTTTCAGACATCTTAAGAAATTTTAAAATATTTTCAAAGTCTTCCTCATACTTAAAATGACTTCTATACAGTCTTATAAATGCCGTGCCTGAAACATAATCGTCAATCTTCATTTGCTTCCTCCTCCAACCACATTTTAATAACTTCTTTATTATCAGGAATATCGTCAAGGTCCGGGAAGAATCGGCACTTCTTTACTCCACAATCGTCTGCTAGCTCGCAGAAAGCGCACTCAAAACTCTCATCATAAAAAGGGTCTAAACCAAGCTTTTCTTTCGCATCAGTATATGCCACTTCGATAGACTCACAATTATCACAATACTTCTTAGCGAACCAGTTTGTCCAAGGCGAGTTATCAAACATGCCATTCTCGTCAAGCCAAGCTGCCAAAGTATCGATGTCCATATCTTTAATCTTCTGTAAATTCGTCATAGCCAATTTCTCCTCTACTCAAGGCTTCGTTAAGTATCTCCTGTACTTCTTCAGCATTATTTTTAAATTCATACCAATCCCAGAAAGCACCACTCGAGCAACTAGTAATTGGCACTAAATGATACTCATCGCACATTCCATTGGCATCGTAGTAATTATAAACCAACGGTACAACAATATCACCTTTAGTATATTTACCAGACCACGGAAGCTCTAGTATTCCCCACTTAGCCCACAAGAAAATACCGTAAACTTTAGGTAGTGAATCAAGATAAGCTTTTGTTTTAGCGGTATTCTTAAGTATTTTTCTTAGCATAAAGCTTCTCCTGTAGTCTTTCAATTTCGTCCTGTAGAGCTGGCTTCTCGGCAGCGACGCATCGCCACATGTCCATCTCAGCTACCTGCTTGGCGGCAGAATATTCATAACCTTCGTTCATTTTAACTCTAATACCTTCTACCATGGCATGTGTCTGAATAGCATACTCTCTAAAAGTATTTTTCTGCGCAGTAAGCGATCTATTCTCGTAGATAAGATCGATAACAACGTCAAGAGTATATTTAGCAAGGACACTCTCAAGCGGGCTTTCTTCGCACTCCTCTTTAAGCGGACAGGTTTCACAAGAATTACGTCCGTTAAGGCTGCAGCATCTAAGCGCCTCAATAATATCATCTTTACTGTACTTCATTTTCCTGCTCCTTAACTCGATTATATATTCTGATAATGCGCTCAGCCGTGTCAGCTCTTTCGTTATAAATATTTACGGCGTATGTTGGCAATACTCGTGCCTCATCGTAATCAACAGGAGTCTCACAACACTTAGAACAACGAACATACCAAAACTCTCTCTGATCACCACATCTCGATATCTTAGGTTTACCACCGCAAAAAGGACAATTTCTCGGCAGCGGCAAGGGCTTCTTCTTAAACAGTTTCATCTTCCTTATTCTCCCATACTTCTTTACCAGTATTTCTATCAAGCCAGACCTTATCAAAGTAGTAGTATTTAGCATTACAATTGCAGAACAAATTACACGGTACAAAATTCCAACACTTTGCTCCGCAGAAAGGGCAGACCTTCTCGTATTTCTCACGCTCGCTCATTTTCTTTCCTCCACAGTATATTTTCTTATAAGTTCAATTACTGACCAAGGAATATCATCTAAAGTATTTTTCAATGCCTCAAAGAATTCATTAGCAATATCAGAAGCTTTTACCCAGCCTTTACCCACAAGAAGGTCAGCGATAATACTACAATCCATACCGCTCAAAGGCACGTCCGCTTCCAACATAAGTGTCTCATAAATCTCGTTTGCCATTACTTCAGCTCGTTCATTCTTAGTCATAGTAATCCTCCAAAACAAATTTCTTTAATATATAATACAGTATCAAGGTTGACCATATAAATAAAAAATGTGAATAATTTGTTAATAAATCATTCACATTTATTTTTTTAATTCATCTTTGCCCCACAACAAGGACAAAACTTATATGTAGTATTTGCTTTTCCTTTACATGCTGAACAGACTACATGCTTAAACATAGGGTCAGGCATTTCTTCATCGGGCTCAGGACTCCAGGTACCGTATCTCGCAGGTACTAAATCTTCAACCTTCATAGAATCAATCATATGTATGAAATGTCTATGCTCAGCTACGTGATTCTGCCTCTGCAGAGGATTATTATGTTGATTGTAATTCATACTCTCGATAACTCTATCGACTAGCTCATTAGCTTTTATGTACTTATCCATAATTACCCCGCATCAAACATTACTTCTGGTGTCCAGGAAGTCTCTCTACCATCGGTCTCAGCATAGTCTACATTAATGCTAAACTTAGGTCTAAAATCTCCGTCTCCGTCAGCATAAAAACCGATAAGCGAAGAATGACCTATCTTGCCATTACGTTCAAGCTGTCTCAAGAATGAACAAAAATCATTTACCCATCTTTCGGGCATCTCGCAATCAACGGTAAATTTCACTACTTGGCTCATCATCTTCCTCCATAATCTTATATCCAATAGAAACGCCGCTCTTATTACTTCTTATCTGTTCAATAGGATAGCCGCAAAAAGTATCTGGCTCATCTTTAACAGCAGTAAATCTTAGGTCATATTTATAATTAACTGCCAAAGAATTAAACAAATCTGGTGTGATAAAAATAGTCGGCTTATAACCTGTTCTCATCTCAAAATTCTCAGCGTGATAAAGGATGTTATGAAATAAATTTTCAACTGGATTGGGCGAAACATACATATAATTTTTACTCATTACCAACTCACCTTCTCTACGTAGCCGTTAAAAGTGCTCAAAAAATCTTTTACAAATATAGCGTAGTTCTCTTCTGGTATTGTAATTACCAATTTACATTTAAGCATGTCTAAACGGTCTTTATCTCTAAAAGAACAAACAAAGCCATTATATTGAAGCAAAGTATCCATAGCCCAATTAATAATAGTTGCGCCGGTTACTGTAGAATAAGCAGTATCAAAAGGATGCTCAAGCCGCCAATTTGCTGTCTTCTTAAACTTAATTACTTTTGTTTTCATTCTTCTTCGCCCACCAAGCTTTAATTTCGTCAATCTCACGCGCCATTCTCTTATAATACTCCTCTTCCTCTAAAACTGTACTACAGTCTTCACAAGGGTACTCCTGCTCAGCCTCTCCGTTAGCTACAGGACAATCCGGGTCGCCGTACTTACAACCATGCCACTTACAACAATGAGCAGCATGTACTCCAATAGATCCTCTCATTACTTTTCTCTCCTAATCATCTTAATCCAATCTTCGGCTGCTTCCTCAACTGCCACATGATACGGGTTAAAAGTATTCCAACCGTAGCTGTCTGTATGTGCTCGGCAATAAGGACACTGTATTCGAACGTGATGATATCGATAGTCGCCGACGTCATCATAGTCCTCTCTAAGCTCCGGTTCCTCACCACAGAAACAATTAGGCAGGTTTACAGTTTCCTTACTTTCTTTATAATATTCAATCTTTGCCATTAAACAACTCCTCCTTAAGCTTCTCAAACTCATCGAGATACTGGTCCCACTTATTCTCATTCCAGCCGGCAGTGTATGCCTTAGTAGACATTACGTTATTATAATTTCTGAAAGCAAGATCCTGATAGATCTTAGGAAGAGTTTGTACCCAGTAGGCATAAGTCTTCTTAGGAATATCATAAAGTCGCTGACAGGACTTAGCAATCTGATCGCCTACCTTACAAAAAGACTTCATAAGATTCTGTACCTTCTCGAGCTCTTCCTTATAATCAGCGGCATAGCAAAGAAACTCTTCTACCTCGTTAGTAAGGATTACATTGATAAGGTGCTTTCTATTAATAACATTATTATTACGTGCAAAATGAGCCATAACATAAGCAGGCGACTTTATCTTTACTCTATTAAACTGAGCATCGCATGCTACGAAGCCCTCCTGATCCCACGAGAAAGTCTCAGCAAGCTTTACACAGTCATTTACAGAATGAAGTGGATACTGCTTAGGCAGCTTAAATCTTCCCATACCAAGAGCGCCTGCGACTAAGGAAGAACAATTAAATTCTTCTCCAGTATACTTATTACGAGCACCAAGAAAATAAATATCAGGCTCTTCATAAGGAACTACAACTCTGTTATAAGGTCCGACAAGCTCAAACATATAGGTCTTATCTTCATCCAAGTGATTAGTAAAGTCGCTAAAACAGGTGTAATTATACTCTCCCAGGGTCTGTAAGAAGAGCTCTTCAAAATCATGCACCTTAATATCATTAAGCTTTGCGTCAAAAGCCTCAATAGTTCCATTAGTAGAAATATGCCAAAGTCGGTCATACCATACCTTTATAAGAGAACCATCTACCTTCTCAGATACGAAAGCAGTATCCCAATTAATATCTTCTACCCAACCTTCACTATAGTTTCCAAACTTATTAAACGCCCAGCAAACAGGATGGGACCAGTCATCTCTTCTAAAGATAATACCTCTGGCTTCTCTTACGATAGAGTTAGAAAAATCAGAAGTAAGCTGGTTATACTTAAACATTACATAAGGTCCGTCTGCCGAGATCTTAAGGTTATAAGGCTCCTGAGCCAAAAGCTCTTCCCAATTATCATGCATATAACAAAACAAGCCAAGTTCAGTATTAAACATCTTTGGTCCTCACTTTCCTAAAACATCAAGAGTTTCAATAATACTCTGAAGTCTATCCATTTCTTTTTGCACGCTTACATATTTATCAATACACTCATCATAATACCAGTAGCCGATAGCATCAATCTTTGCGCACATACCTTCATAAGAACAAATTGCTTCGAAGGCTTTTAGCTGAGCCTCAGTTTTAATATGTACATAAAAAGCTGAATCTACATGAGTAGTATTACAAAACTTCTGGTCTAGCATTACAGCGCCAGTAATATTTTCTAAGTGGTCCTGCCACTCCTGCGCCTCGGTCTGATCTTCAAATTCTCTGCCGTCGGTAGTTTCATAAGTATAAGTAGTATGAGTTGTAATCTTAAGCTTTGACATATCTTAGCACCTCAAAATAATTTTTCTTATTATATAATACAATATCAGATATAGAAAAACAGCTACTTCCGTAAAAAGAAATAGCTGTTAATTTTTAAATCTTAAGTTTTTCAAGTATCTCTATGCCCTTATCACAAAGTTCACTTAGAGTAAGTTGGTGAAGCCTATCTACTGGTAGAGTCATGGATGTTTCACGTGAATCAAGTTCCAAGGCTATGTCATAAAGATCATCTATCATTCTGATTCTTTGTGCTATACGTTCCATTTGTTCACCCAGAGTCGGGCCATCAGTAATCTCAAACTCAATACCAGCATCAACAAGAGACTGAAGGACCTCTTCTTCAGTAGTAGTAATATCCTTATACTTCATCAGCATCCTCCGGAATAACTTCTATACAGAATAAATTTTTAAGATTATATATCTGTTCATCTGTCGGTCTTTGCCACTGCATAGTATCATCTATATAGAATGTCATAGCGCCACCACAGAGTTTTATTGTTGCTACTCTCTTAGGAATTCTGATAGTATAATCGCCATCTGGCATAATAATATTATTATCCATTAGCTCTTCCTCACCACTCACCTACTAATTTAAGTACTGCGCCCATAACAGCTTCGTCAATAATTTTCTGGATAGCTACTCTGTTCTCGGCTACTACAGGAAATTCATTTCTCAGAGCACTATCATAATATTGAACTTCCTGGATTTCCCAGTTGCCGTTCATATTATTTATACAGAAACCTTTACTTGCGCTGGCTTCCATTTTTCTGGTATAAGCTTTTCCTGTCTTTACAAAGTAGCTGTCATAAGATACATAAGGATTTTTATATACCTTCATAGCCTTCACCGCTCCAATCTATATCATTAGATACGCCTCTGCCAAAGAAGTCATCATCTAAAGAATAATTATATTTCTCTTCCAGTTTCTTACAAACAGCCATAACTGCCTCGACAACTTCTTCTGAAGTCATCTTATCATAATCGCACTTCCTGGTCCAGTCAGCAAAATAGAATTCAGTCAGAACATCATAAAGAACTCTTTCCTGAATAGTTCTTTCGTAGTTCCCGAATACTTTTTTGAACTGTTCTTCTACAGGAAGCTCTTCAAAGTTTACTTTATGCTTCAACATCAATGCTCCTTTTTATCAGAGAAAAAGGTCTCTGCATCAAACCACTGATCTTTAATGATGTTGCCGATAATCTTAACAGGGCCTCCCCAGCCTTTGGTGGCAACACGAACATACTTACCCTTTAGGTTCTGAAATCTTTCTACACCAACGGTATCCATGATTCTTATCATGTATTCCATACCTGCAGCACTACCACTAAAGAAATCATCAGCGGCTCCAAGATAACCTTTGCCGAGACAATAGCCACCATATACAACGCCCCAGCTGCCTCCATCAAGAGTCATAGCGAGAGTAAGGCATCCGTGGTCTGCCATACTAAGGTCTACGTCTTTAATAATAGCATTTTCAATTTTATAACCTTCTTTAATCAACTTGTCGTAATCATACTTTTTCATTAGTTATTCTCCTTATTCATAATCTTTTATCATCTTTTCATAAAGACTGCCATCGATATCGAGTCTGGCCCCAAACCAGCCAAGCGAGAACCAGCCACCATCTTTAGTTCGTACAAAATAGGAAGTCTCATCATCATACTCTCCCTTAACGAAGTAGTCTGTTTCTTTAGCATATAGCCAATAGCAATCTTCTACTTCTTGCTGCCATTCTTCTAAAAATGCTTTATGATTAACAGCTGCAAAAGAAACTACTTCAGTAATTCTTACTATGCTATGTCTACTGGGCTTTATCTTGCCGTCGTCAAAAGTATGATACTCCTTGCCGACCTCAGGAACCGGCTGCCAATTATAAGGGGTTGTATTAATAATTGTTACAGTACCCTTACTCATTTATATGCTCCTCCTTCATCTTGGCTCCACAATTAAAACAATAGTAAGCCCCCATCATAATGCGGAAGATCTGTTTCCTTGCCACAGGTTGTGCACTTCCAGCGGTGATTATCCACTCTAACCCATTTGCCTGTTCTTGAAGTAATATCAGGAACCTGCTCCCTCGGTAGCTGAGTATAAGAAACAAGTTCATCTATAAGTTCCTTAAGACTCTCTACTGTATTACATCCGTCATAATCACAGCCAATAGCCCAGATCATGTGCAGCCTATTTCTTAAGTCAGCTACCTGTCTTTTAAGCTCATCTGTTTTTTCATAGCCCTCTTCATAAAGAGTCTTAGCAAGTCGATAGCTATCACACATATCATTTTTAAATTCACAGTTAAAGCACTCTTCTGTTGTATGTGCTTTTGGATTTCTAGTACATCTCTTTACAGCCATTTCTGAAATCTTCATATTTTACTCCTTTATCATCCTCGCTCCACATTTATGACAATACAAGTGCTGGCCATTAGAATGCTCACTATAAGTTATTCTTGCTTTACACTCTGAACACTTCATACCAGCATAAACTCCAGGCTTTGTGCTTGCTGGAATCCACTTAGCTACTTTAGGTTCCTCAAGTATTACCTGCTCCAAGCACATAAGCTCACCTTCTACAGCACAGACTCCATTACAAAAGCCTTCGCCTTCATGGTAATAAGCAGGTTCTTTCGCAAGCTTATTAAGTATCTCATTAACATCACTTACTCTATAATACTTTTCCATAACTACTCCAATAAATAATTTCTTTATAATATATAATACAATAGGGGATAGTCTAATTTTAAACTATCCCCTAAGATTTTATTAAGATTAATAGAAAGTATCATTACCGCGTTCATACCGGAATGGGAGCGGATTCTCGTGCCAGTAACAATAAAGATGTTTTCCACAGTTGTGGCATACATAGTCTTCATCCATATTAGAACCTTGGGTATCTGTCTTCTCGTTACGAGTAGTTACATACATCAGAGTGTGATCGCACCTAATACATTTCTTCTCCCAACGATAGTACAAAGGATCTTCAGGAGGTTCTTCATCAAGTCTTGCTATCTTACCGTTTGCGCTAGGAAGATGTGTGTTCTGGAACTCTTCATCCTTACTCAACCATCTCTGCATTCTAACCATTAGATGAAAAGCTTTCAGACCTGACCAAAAAGTAGAAGCATCCACCGAATCAAGGTCTTCTGCCCAAGCACTGTTAATAGTAGAATTCTGGATAGCGATTACACGATCCTGTGACACATCCTGCCACATGAGTCCGGTAAATAATCTGACTAGCGAATATCTATCCTCAAACTCCGGATCGAACCAGAGATTATAAATACCGGTTCTGATGTCGTAAGTAAGCTCGAGAACGTTATCATTATATAGACTTGCTCTAGTGTTCCAGTCTAGAGACCTTGGAATAGCAATCTCGAGGCAGTGATAATCCATGTGCCTGTAGTCAAGTCTGTAGCGACCTAGAGTTTTTCCTGCTGGGCGCATCTCAGATTCATATACTTTAGTACGCACCACACCAGTACTCAAGTCCTTAATAGAGTACACAAACTCTTTCCAGATTAATCCACCAGTAGGTTTATCAGATACAGAAGTAACTACGTACTTAGGCGGATTAGGAGATATGCATGTTCCAAGCCACGGATCTGGAATCTCTCTGGTTAGATAGACTTCCTCACCGACTACGTACTTAGCAATGGTATAGCTCTTATAAAACCATTTAGAACTAAACCAACCCATGCTTACTTATCCTCTTCATCATCTGAGGGGAAAGGATCTCCTACCTCTGGGTCTGAATACTTACCACGCTGTTGTTCCTTAGCCAACTGAGATTCGTAGATAGCCTTAAACTTTCTACCACTCTCAAGGAATCTTACTTTATAAGTAAACTCCTTAAAAATCCAGCCGCTCTTCTTTGTAGATACTTCCGTAATCTCACACTGCTTAGACTCGCTTCTACAGGCAAAGCCATCAAATTGCCAAGGCTCGTGCAGCCAAAGGATGTCTCCTACCTTATACTTGGGAGTGTCTCCACTCTCATAAAACTTACTTGAATTCCACCAACTCATAATTAAAAATCTCCTTTATTAAAAATTTGTTATAATAACTTCTTTGCCTTTTCTACCGTCGCCATTTCTATTAATACTACGGCGCACATCTACCTCATGAATCTCCCAATCAGAGAAAAGCTCTCTTACAAACTCTGTATCGTTGTTTGTTATTACTATCTTGGCACCTAGACGGGCCCAGTAATCGCACTCCGATTTCATAAGTTTAAGATCCTCACGTGTCCAGCCTTCTTTCTGGTAGCTTACGAAGCCAGCAGTTTCTATCTCCTCACCTTTGTCATACGGTGGGTCTAAGAAAATAACGTCTCCTGGCATTGGCTTCCAATCATTAACTACTGTTCTATAATCGCCGGTCTTTATGTCTACATTCCACAAGAAGTCATGCAGCTCTTTGATAGCCTGCTCCTGCACAATATCAGGTGCCTTACCAGAACTGCTTCTACCGATAGGTGAATTAAAGTATCCCTTACTATTAACTCGATAAAGACCGTTAAAACAGGTTTTATTAAGATAGACAGTTCTCGCTGCTATCTCTTCCTCAGGTCTATCCCAGAAGCCGGATTCTCTATCCCAAGCTCTTACTTCATAGTACCAGTCCCCAGCTGTATTAATACAACAACACATCTGCTGGTGCTTCTTAAGTTCCTTAATAAGAAGATCGGGATACTTCTTAACTACATTATATAAATTAGTAAGCTCTGGATTAAGGTCACTTATAGTAGTATTCTTATGTCCGAGGTCGAAAGCCAGAGCACCTCCGCCTATAAAAGGCTCTATATATCTATTACCCGCCAGAAGCTCTGGGGTTATATATTTCTTTAGCTCTTCTAAAAGCTGACACTTGCCTCCAGGCCACTTAAGTATTGGTCTCATTCAGTATCCTCCCACTTAATCATGATAAAGTTCATGAAGATAACCACAATCAATCTGCTGGTCATCTTCTATATCAATAATTGCCAGAGGATGAAAATCATTTATTCCGCTGTCTCCGTCTATCATTACTAACAGAGAAAACAAAACCCCATCAACAACTTCTTCTGTCGTTTTATCCGGCAGCGAAAGCCAGTAGTTCTTTATATCCTTAATCTGATTAATAAACTGTTCTTGCTTAGTCATATTACATCTCCTCCAATTCTTTAAGTAAAGCATTAACCTTAGGCTGCACTATAGCAACAAGCTCAGATTCTATATCCTCACCATAGCCTTGCTTGATTTCTTCTGTAGTTTGCATACTCATAATTTCATCTATCAGGGCTTCATATGCTTCTATCTTTACTAATAGATGATCTATCTCTAAAGCTTTCTCTCTTGTCATTCCTCTACCTCTACAGTAAGTTCCATAAGCATTCTCTCTACATCAAGGTCTGCGATAAGTTCATCTATATCTGTATACACAGTACCGAAAGAACAAAGGTCTCCGAAGCTATTAGTAAAATGCTTCCATACCCAATTCTTCAAAAGCTCCTGATAAGGATACTTCGAAAACTTATAAGTCTTAAAGCTTACTTTTGCGTCCGGGATAAAGGGAACTTTCTTATGTTCTAGATGTGCTCGCCACTCCTCAAGCACAAGGTCCTGAGCAAGTCTCAGGGTATCATCTTCATTAGGCAACTTAGTATATACAGCAAGAAAAGTATACTTCATAATATGTCCTCCATAAATTTCTATATTATATTATACGATCTTTCTTGATAAAATTTACGCATATAAAAGAAAAAGATTCCCAGCAAGTAAACCAGGAATCTTATGTTCTTATTTATTTAGTCTATTAAGTTCTTCATACCAGTCTTCAAATACAGGTCGCAGAAGGTATCCGGCATCCTCAAGTTCTTGTTCCCAGATCTCTTCATACTTCTGTTCTATCTCTGCTCTTTGTACGGCGGGAGTTACCCACATTCTACCTCTACCTGCTTCTACTTCAGCAAGCTCGGCGTCCATCTCTCGATCTAGTTCGTGCTTACGCTTAATAAGCTCTGGAGTAAGTTCTCCATCTACTATACACTGTTCAAATATTTTGTTCATATTTTAAAACCTCATTATAAGTATTTAAACCATGCAATATTTAAGTTATACCTTTTGTTCTCCAGTAGCGGCTTTCGCGTCTAACACAATCTGTTTAGCATCCTTTGAAGTTAGACCAAACTTAGCTATAGCAGTTATAAATGCTCGGTAATTGCAATCCTTGTTTTGAGCTATTTCTGCTACATTGCGTGCTGAAGTATTAGCCATAATTTTAGTATTATATAGTACTGATAGATCTAAGCGAGCCTGTTTGCTAGTACCGAAAGTACGAAGGAATTCTATTGCTGCCTCACGAGAACTTGTGATCTCTTTAAAGAATTCTTCTACAGACATATTCTCGCTTTTTCTACTTGGTCTACCATCGGCAGGAGTGATAAAATTTGGATTACCACGTTGTCTACTCCACGGTACTTTAGTCGCATCATAAATATAAGGTTCTAGGTTACGATCCGAGATATGCTTTTTAAGATGATCTATATCACTATTCTGATTCTCAGCCTCCCAGTTAGAAGGTAGTACAACACCACACAAGCAACTGCTTATATCAAGAAATTCCTGTCCATCTTCTAGCCATACACGATATTCACCCTCATCTATAGGAGTATGCTCGTGCAAGAATTCCCAAAGCTCAGGTACTTGACTATATATTTTCTTACCGGCTACCGCCGCTGCATGACTACCTAAGGCTGTACAAAAACCTTCTGCAATCTCAGCTTCAATAGGTATATTAACTGCAGCTTTTAACCGAGGTAAATCAGTGTAGTACATTTTACCGGAGCGGTCAAATATTTGTTTAATCTCATCATAGAAACTATTCTTATAGGTATCCTTATCTAACTGAAGCAGATCAAGCTGCTCTGGGGTAAGGCTCATACGATAAGTACCATAAGAAGTAATAAGTATCTCAACACCATTTACTAAACGTACTGCACCATAAACACAAAGCTGGGATCTGCTACCAGTATGCTCAAAGCTAGTAGCTTTATCTAGATGCTGAGTAGCTGCCTCTAATCTATTTAAGTCGATTGCAACACCATATCTCCACTTACGAGGATTACGGTAGGCATGACTAAATAGCTGTTTAGAAAAAGATACAAAAGGTCTTTCTTTATAGACGGGGGTTTCCGCCGCCGTTTCGAGCTCGCTTAGTTACGCCAACCTGCATAGTTGGGTCTGGCTCAAGTCTGTCAGACGCTTTAATCTTACAGCTATCTAAAATTAAGTTAAGTGTTTTAAGGTCAGCTGTAAAATAACGTAGTACTCCTGGAATAGTTCTTGCGCCTTCTCCATAGACAGTTTCATTGTCATAAGCTTCATCAAGATTAGTTACGTAATTATAAACATCCTTATTTGCATTCTCTAGATATTTAATAGGAAGCCAGCGCCACTTATTAAGTTCTTCTGGCTGCTCGTTATCTCCAGCACCAGCAACTTCTGCAACAACATAAAAAGTGTAATAGCCAGTCCAACGATCTTCTTCGTTCGCTATATGATCTGCCACCCAAGAGTCTTCTCTATGACTCCATACTCTAATACCAGTATCTTCGATATTAGTAAGTTTTAAATTAAACTCTTCATAAGCTTCACGCTCTGCTGTAGCAAGAATGCTTCCTTTATCTTTTGGTATATCATATCCGCCACCTGGAAGACTAACTCTGCCACGATAGTTTCTACCTAAAAACTTTTTGCCCTTCTCAGTATCGCGAAGAATGATAGTGCGTACTTGAACCCTGGTTAGCTCACCGTTATATTCTAGACAAGCACTTGCCTCTAACTCTCCTCTAATATCTTTAACATCGGAAGTAATCATACGACAGTTAGCTAGGTTAATAGGTCCAGCTTCTATGTATTTAGCTTCAGTAAGAGTTTCTTCCTGATCACAATTAATAATACTTAACTCTTCGTATAACTTTATAAACTCATTATTAAACATATACAGTATTCTCCTATAATTTAATACTGTATAATTTAGCAATAAAAAAGACTAGCTACCAATTAAGATAACTAGCCTTCTGCCTTTTCAGCACTCCTTTCCTATAGTATTATCATTATTAAGAAGAAATAAAAGTTCAAATTTATTATACCACAAGAAAGAAGTTTTGTAAATACTTAAGTTAATCTTTTAATGCCGCCACCAAAAGATCTTACTGCGATATCGCCGAACTCAGAAAAGAAGTCGTAGCTCTTATTCCAAGTATAAGTAAAAGCGTAGTATTCATTTTGGTTAGCTGGGTTTATCAAGCCCAAGATATCGTCTAGTCCGTCGCACTCCTTAGGTACACAGAGCATAGACCACAGGTCTGCTGAATCTAAGATAGTATGAGTGATAGCATAAACGAGGCATCCGTATTCTGCTTCTACTTCTTTAATCTTCTGCCAAAGCTCAGGTTCCTGACCTGCCCAGAAGCCGGCGTAGTTTTCAAAGAAGCAAGGGATTCCTGCCTTAGACTTAAACTTTCTGATATAGGGTTTGTAGATATCTAGCATCTCGAGACATTGTACTGCGATTTCTTTCTGTAATACTTTATCCATTAGTTAGCCCTCCATAATAAAATCTAGGTGCTTACAGTCATCAAGCCAAGTAAACATAGGCTGGAACTTATCACCCTCGAAGTATCCAAGGGAATAGTAAGCTTCAAAGTCATCGTCGTTACATTCCTCATACAGGATATTACACTTCTCTGCGATAATATAATCACCGTAAGCATTGAGGTCGAGTTCATAGTAGTTATGATTATAACTCGATCTTTCTTTCAGGTGGGTCATTGCTTTCTTATCTAGCTCGAAGCTAAATGTTACTCTTCTTGGATACATATCTTACTCCTTAGTCTATACAAAGCACTCTCTTAATCTCTTTACACTTGTCTGCGGCTCCAGCCATCTTACCATAAGTGTGGCCATGAACTATAGCACACATAATGTTCTGCTTATCCGGCACAGAGAAGTTATCTATACTCTGGCTAAGTTCCTTTACTACAGGAATCATCTGTACGTAGTCCCCATAGATGTTCTGTCTGTAGATATATCCGCTCTCATACTTATACCAGGTATCTCCATACATAAATTCAAATGTCATTCTTATTCCTCCACAAATTCTCTATACTGAATAGTAATATAGAGTTCATTAGCAGTTCCTACAGGCGTAGTCTGCCAGCTGATGATTTCTACATTAGGATTTTCTTCTAACCACTTATTAAGCGCTGCCGTAGCCGAGACAATATATTTTCCATGATAGTAATCCTGTTCTGTATAAGGATTAAATGTCTTAAACTTAATCATTAGTATACTCCTTAAAACTCCCAGATAGTAGTAGGCTTATTAAAGCGTAAAAGAGTATCTTCTACTTCCTCATATTTCCAGGCACCCTCTCGCGTCTGATTCCAGGATTTGCCACTATGCAATCCAGCTCTGATTAATCCTGCTCTTGTTTTCTCGCACCAGAGGTGAACAGCTTCTTTGGCTTCATCTAAAGTATCAAATCTAATAGCTGTACGTGTAATGTTATTCACTAGTGTGGTATCTTCACCGTCTAATGATAATCCTAAGTATTCATCATATCCACTATTAGATGTTCCATATCTTACCCATGCTATGTAAGCCATAATTATTTTACTCCATACTTCTCTTTAAGTTCTGTGAGGTCCCAAAGGTTTAAGACTACTCCTCTGGAACATCCGCCTATTCTACAGATGTCAGTAAAGATTTGTTCTGCTGCAGCTTGCTTACCGGCTTCGTAGCCTTCATCGTAAGCAGTCTCTTTTGCTATTGCATCTACTAACCAATTAGTACTCATCATCTTCCTCCCAATACTTAGGGTCTCTAAGACTCTGGCCGAAGAGGTTATACCAGCGACCGCACTCACATCTTACTGCTCCAGCATAGTCGGCATCAAGAACTACCTCTGCACCGCAGATACACTTTCCTACGGCAGGATTCATATACTGTCTCTTCTCTACTCTGAGCTCGGGACCGTCGAGACGATCATCATTGAGGCAACTGTTGTAGTTCAGAATTGCTTCCTCAGGCATATGATCGAAGTCAGGCTCACCGTTAGGAAGTGCAGGAAATACAAACCCTGCGTTCGGATCATCTTTATAAGTGAACTCGATATATCTGTCGATAATAGTTTCAGGTGTTCTTTCTTTAATAATCTTAAGCATTTTCTTTTTCCTCCACACTAAGTCTTTGATGATCAGTAATAATCTTAATTAATCTTATATGATGTTGTCTGCACCGGTTAGTGCCCCAACAAGTATCCCAAGGAAAACACCGACGATACAACCACATATTGCCATAGTTTTGATCGTAGTATCCTTGGCTTCTGACAGAGCACCAAATAGCCCACCAAGCCCGAGCCCCATACTCCCAAACATAATAGACATAAGCAACGTAAACATAACTAAGTAACTCCTTCAATCTACATTCATTTTACATATATATTATACCACAAAAAGTTTATTTTGTAAACCCCTTTTCTGAATTGTTAGTAAATTGTTTACAAATAGAAAAGCCCGGCCAACGTTAATCGACCGGGTTTGCAAGTGTTACCTATTGTATCTGTCATACTTCTTCTCAAGCTTCTTCTGAAGAACATAGACATCTGTTCTATTATATTTAAACTGCTTTGGATTCTCAGGATTAAACTCCTTCTTGATCTGTCCTGTCTTTACATAGTAGTGAAGCTGCTGCTTAGTAAGGTTAAGAAGATCACAGACCTCATGAGCAGATAGTGCGTTAAGATACCGGATAGAAGATCTGGTATCCGGATCATACTCAAGTCGCCAGTTACTGGGTTCCCAAATACCGCAGCATGTTCCTGGCTCAGTTACTGAACTAAAGAAAGTCTTAGTATAATGAAGAACACTTGATTCATATTCTCCCTCGAGCCAACCGCTTACATCAAGCATATTAACGAGTTCGGCTACCTTGTCTTTATACTGTTCATAGAGCTGGGCTTCATCAGGCTCAAAGACCCTCTCGCCTTCTTCTACTAACATATCATGTTCCTGCTGGAACACTGCGGATACATCGAACTCTTCATTTAGTACAGTAAGGAAACACTCCCTGTATCCTACTTTAAGATCATAAATAAGTTTAAGCATTAGTATCCGCCTCCGTATTTAAAGTGCCGTCGTTCTTATACTTTCTTTTAATGATGATTCTCATATAGGGAATGGTTGCGATACCTTCTGCAGTATAGTAACCCAAGTCTTTATAGCCGACAGGAATTGCATTTTTATTATGCTTATTATAGTTATCTACAAAAGCTGCGTCCAATCCGGTGGAGTCTGTCACATATCTGCTCAGATTGATTATCTCAAACTGCTTAGGATTATACTTATCCAAGTAAGTAATTGGAACTCCCATATATCCGAAGTAATCTACCGGAATAGTTTTTACGCTATCGATATTAATAGCTGGGTAGTTATGATATGTATAAAACTTCTCGGGAGTGTAGTTTTCATACATAATTAGTTCTTCCTCACGCTTTACTACCGGCAGGTTAGTGAACCAAGCAATACCTTTAACGACCGTATAACCTTCTTCTGGGTCATAACCCTGAGCAGATACATACTTTCGATTAGCCTCAGACGTATTAGTGTAAGGGGTCTTGAAAACCATAGTAGTATTAAAATGATAACCAACCCACAAGTCATTTGACTTAATCAGTGGAAAGACTTCTTTATAGGTAATAGCATTCATATTACCCAAAACAATAAACCGCTTCTTGTGCACGATCATAGTTGCAATATACTCTCGCATCAAACTGAATGGAGGATTTGTTGCACAAATATCTGACTCCTCCAGTAGAGCCAAACATTCTTCGCTTCTGAAGTCGCCGTTTCCCGTAAGAGGAGTAACTACCCCAGGTTGTTGAAGTAGAAGCTTAATGTCTTCGAGATCAATAGCACCATCACCGTTAAGATCAGGCACTTCAGTAACTTCGATCTTATAAGCTTTAGTAACCATAGTCTTAATAGTCTTGGGGCCAAGGTTAACCGCGAACTCTCCTTCGAAAAGATTACCTGGGTAAAACTCTGTATCTGCTACCGGTGATCCATCGTAACAAGTAGCAATCAGCTTCTTGAGTTTCAGCTTATTAAAGTTTAACAAAAAGTACTTTACAAAGTTACTTTCATAAGGATCATCGCAGTTGCAAAAAACACACTGATCCTTAAACTGACCTGAGTAGTGTCGAAGCTCTGCCTCGATATCTTCCAGCATAGTATAGAACTCGTCATTCTTATTATTTCTTGCTGCATGCATTCCTGTATTAGTCTTAGCCATAATTAAACTCCTTCGTATTCTTTAATCATCTCAGAAATTTCTTCTTCTGAATAGAACTCATTATTTCCGCTTTTCTCTTCGTTACACTCAGGACAGAGCATAACTAGGTTAGTGAGGGTAGTAGCACCACCATGTTTGTGTGCAGTCATGTGGTCAGCATGCATTTCTCCAGGAGTAGAGAATTTATGACCAGCAGTAGACTTCTTAAGTCTACGACATCTGGGGCAGTACCCATGTTGTCTCTCAAAGCCAATGCGTTTCTGCTTCTCATCAAAAGCTCTAATATTCAAGTGTCTTTCGTTGCCGTCCAAGACATACTCATAGATACCCTTATGGTTAGTTACATCTTCATCCTGCATCAAGGCAGTAATCTGCTCTTCGATAGCAACAGGATCAAAAGTGCTAGTATGATACCGGTTATAAAAACATCCCCAAGGTAAACCTTTCATCTCTTTACGGTACTTAGGAAAAACTGTCTTAACCCAGTTAATTACTGATCTAAAGTACTCCCACAAAGCTGTTGCATCAGTATCATGCTGGTGCTCTGCCATATATTCTTCAATAGTCTTATCCTCTCCTGTAGAAATCCAATAGAGCACAGTCTCAAGGTAATCCTGTCTGATTGCAGTACCAGTCAAGTAGCTCTGACCAAGAGAATAAGCAGCACAGCCTGTTTTGCTAAAGTGCTTTTTAGCATCGGCAAGCCAAGGTCCGGTGTAAGCAGCATTGCGAAGTTCCTGGTCAGTAAGTTTCTCTCCGGCAATATTAATAGTCTTAAACCACTCAAGCTTTTCAGACTCTGTACCACGAAAGACATTAACCAGGAGTTCTTCATTAAGAATGACATCCTGAACATCTTTCGGCAAATTATGAAAATACTTAGAGTTAATTGCGAAGTCACCATTAAGGTACTGACAGAAACTCAGAGTTCGCTGTTGTCCGTCCATAAGCTCATAAGTACCGTCTTCATTCTCTGCAAACCACAGAACACCCAAAGCCCTAGCTCCGTAAGTTTGGATAGTATTAAGAACAGCTGTACGCTTCTTTATGTCATAGACAAACTCTCGCTGATATGCCGGTCTGATATTAAGTTTTCCTCGCCAGCTTACAATACCGGCCTCATTACGATCGATGTATCCTTCAAAAATCTCGGCAATCTTAATCGTTCCAATTGTCGTAATAGTAGCCATTATAAAATCTCCTTATCTTTAGTAACAATATATTATACGATATAAATTATGTAATTTGTACTTTATTTTTCAAAGTTGTACCGAATTAATTTTGAAGAGAGTAATAGAGGTAGTTAGCGAGTTCTCTGATAGTTTCGACAGGACCGGAGATGAGAGTCATACAGGTCTGGAAACAAGAGTCGAGGGATGGATTAGAGATGTTGTGTTTCTTAAAGAAGTTCTGGACATAGAAGATTTGGGGTTTGAAGGATTCATAGGTGGTGGGATTAAAAGTAAAGTTCATAGTTAATCTCCTTTGTTTTATCTACATATATTATAACATGTTTCACCGGATTTGTAAACCCCTTTTTAGAGTTATTCACAATTTGTTTACAATTAAAAAGAACCCAACCGGTTGGTCAGGTTCCTTAATCTTATCCTCTCACACTTCTCAACTTATTTAGAAGGTTTAGTACTTCGAGATGTCGTGGTTCAGGTTCCCTTCCTTTTTCCCTCTCCTCTCGAATCATCTGTTCGTAGATTTCTTCGTCGACTTCAAGTTCTTCGATAATCAGTTCAAGTTCTCTTTCGGTAAGTATCATAGTTTATTCCTCCTCGTCTTCGTAATAAAAATAAAGTTAGTATTGACGAAGGGGACAAAATCTTTTTGACTCCGTCCCCTTTTTTATTTAGTAAGTATCTTGAACATATTCCTTCGTGACTTTATTCCACAAGTCTTCGTCGTCATTCAACTCTTCGTAGAACTCATCGTACTCATCGGTAAACAACCAGTCGTATTCACTAACCTCCTCAATGTCTTTATCTTTGTAGAAGACAGAATAGTATCTGACAATCTCGTAGAAGTCCGAACAACCATCAGTACTGATGAGTGTTCGGATGACTTCAGAATACTTTCCTCTCTCCTCGTACATATCAACCATAAAGTCGAAGAAGTCTCTGTCCTTTTCAGTACCTTCACAACTACCGAATTGTTCAACCCAATCGAGAAGTTTCTTGAATCGTGTCTTTGTCATCTCAACTTCTACTAACTGGAAAGAGTGACAGTCGTCAGGACCGTAACAGATGAAATCTGGAAGATCGGTTTCTTTACAGTGTCTAATAGACTCTTCTCTGTCAGTACCGACATAAAAGACATTAATCCACTCATTGTGTTCGTAACGGTCAAATACAACATAAACTCTCATAACTTTTCCTCCGAAGTTTTATTCGTTTTATGTAATCATATTTTTATTATTTTGTAAACACGAAATTGACGAACTTAACCGAAAATCCATTCCTCCAAATCGTTATAGTCAATTTCAATAAACTCTTTATAACAATTCTCTAGTTCTTTAAGAGAAGTTATTTTAACAGGAACTCTTTTTGGTCGTCTCTTAACAACTTTACTCTTGTATTCGATTTTGTCGTGACCACAGAAACCACTACATAAACCCATTAGATAGTTTTCGAAGACATCAGAATCTTCGAGGTTGTCCGGAACATTAGTAATCAGAAGGTCTGGACAACGACCACCCTCATACTGACCTCCACCAACATAACATCCAACCCAACAATCTGTAAATAAAAATTTCATAATTTATTTCCTCCGAAATTGAAATTAAATTATTTTGATAAGTTTCATATCACTCATCAACATATATATTATAACATATAATTATGAACTAGACGTTAACAAATTGTAAACAAATTGTAAATAAAAATAACCGGACATGAAATAAATTAGACCGGTTATTTTTATTTATTAGTTATTAAAAAGACTCCACCGTAGAATCAAGATCGAGAATCTCTACAATATTTCCAGAATACTTCGGGGTATCAGAAACTTCAAGAACCTTAAATCTAGTGGGATAAGTTCTGAAACCGTCGTGAGAAGTGATTCTGAAACACTGACCTTCGGTTAACTTAATCTTCGATTTAAATTCAAGATTGTTGGACCAGTGACTAGACTCGACAAGATAATAGAACATAATGTAATCTCCTTTTAATTAAATGTTATTCGTTCTTACATATATATTATATCACATTTGGATTGATTTGTAAACCCCTTTTTTGATTTATTAACAAATTGTTCACAAATCAATCCAACCAGAAATTTGTTTAATCTTTGAAATAACCGAAGATAGTGTCCTCAAGAATATCAGAGAACTCATTCCAGATTCCGTCCATGTCTTCGAGTTCAGAGATAGTAAAGTCGGAGATGTAGTTACTGATCTTCTCATTATCACAAACTTTCTGAACACAGAGTTCCTTGAGTTCCTCGAGAACCTTGGGATCATCTTTCTGACTTCTCATCTTAGAGTAAACTCTCTTCTCTTCCTCGTCCTCAGTGAAATCATCATTGAGAAGAAGATTATCGATAACTCCTGGAATTGTCTCTTCAGAGAAAAGTTCGGAACCGTCAGAGTAGTACTCTCCGTCGTCTTCCTCATCTTCATAATCAAGTTCTCCATAACTGATGAACAAACCTTCTTCCTCAGTCCAGATAGTTTTTCCAACTTCATCAGGATTTGTTTCATCGTATTCATGAATCTGACTTACATCATCCCTCTCGAACGACTCGAGTTCGTAGACGAGATTTTCCATCGTCTCGTGATCAACAATTTCTGTGTGTCTGTCATTAAAAAGAATTTCGTACTTCTTCATAGATATGTACCTCTTTCATAATTTGTTTTTCTATATATATTATATCATATTTTTTATCGTTTGTAAACCCCTCTTTGAGACTGTTTACAAATTGTTCACAAATAAAAGAGTAATATCAACTATTTTATTCTCTTCGCACTTTATTTAATTACTCATCCTCTTAATCATCGCCAATAAGTTCTTTGAGTTCGTCAAGCTCTACTTTCATATCGTTAATAAACTCGTCTGACAGAGACTCTGCAATCATCTCAGCGTCAAGATCGGCGTGTTCTGCAAAACTTTCAATAAGATAATACATCCACTGCTCAAACTCAAGTTCGTGGTTATCTGTTAAAATGTCTGTCTTTGCATTCTGAACCGGGGAGTCTACACCTCGATAGTCAGTAGAAAATAACTCAGTGTAGAAATCATTTTCAACAGGTGTTCCGTAGGAAGTACATTTATCGTCCATAATAATATCCTTTCTCATTAATTATAGTTTTTATATTATATAATACAATAAAAGAAAAGCCCGTTTTGTCGACGGGCAAAAAGAAATAAGATATAAAAATTTTATTTAGAAAGGAGGTACAATTACGAAATGCTCTTATTTACTTTTACAAAGGAGGAAGTCACACAAAACGATAGAACACCACAGAATGGAAGGAGGTGAAAGAAAGAAGGAAAGAAAAATGAAGGGAGGTGTCTGCGGTGTTCTATTATATTATACGATATGAAATTCTTAATTTTACCGTTTTTACCGAAATTTTCTTTTTTAGCCGAGAAGTTTCTGACAGCTCTCTACAGTAGTGTACTCTCCGGCATACTGAGACATAAACTGATTCATAGCATGCTGTCTGTCTACTGCTTCTACGAGAGCAACCCCTCTCGCACCGTTGTTCATTACCTTAGGGATATAGACAATCTTCCAAGTTTCGTGCTTACCAAACATATTCATTAATCTCCTTTTTATTTTCTATTTTATTATACGATATTAACTTAAGTAGTTTCACTGTCAAGTTCGATTATTTGGATCGGAACAATTACTGCCCTCTCGCCGTCTCTGTGGCACTTGTTGATCCAGTCGCAGCTTTCTTCTACTTGTCCTCTGACTCTGAAGATACTTGCTTGGTTCATGTACTTGCCCCAGCGATTAACTCCCTTACCTCTGTAGTAGAGTCCTGTATCCGGGTTCTTGATTATGTAGTACTGGATGTTTTCCATCTTACTCTTCCTCCTCATGCTCTTTCATGATTCTTTCCCACTCAGCGAGAAGCCAAGTAGCGAGTGCTTCCGGATCATCTTCCCACTCAAGCATCTGCTCAGTGTCGTCCACATCTCCGGATTCAGGATCGTACGGCATGTTCATGACTTCGTAGTCAGTATAAGCATAAGGTCCATCATTGATCGCGATCTTAACGCACATTACGTACTTAGGATTAGACTTGCTAACACAGAAGAGATCGTCTACTTCTGACTTGTCGTAGAAGCACTCCTGCCATCCGCCGATAATTGAGAAGGGTTCGCGTTCAGTTCCTTTGAACCAGGAAATTGAGAAAGTTTCGTCTTCTCTAGCCGCATTCTTAAGGTCTTCGATCCATTCAGCAAGGCTCTTGATAGTATTGTTAGTAGTATTCATTTGTATATGTAATCCTTTCTTATTTAAATAATTCCACCGTGGCTTTCAAAGTTTTCAATAGCAGATACTCGGTCGCGGGAAGTATACAGCACAGAGACTTCTTCTCGCTCTGACCAACCAACGACTTGCCAGACTTTAATAACTGCGTAAAGCTCGAATTGCTTTATCAGTGAGACTGACTCATAGATATAGACATCGTTGCCCGGTCTTGACAGGTCAGTAGTATAAATTACTTGCATAAGCTTACCTCACTTCTTGCCAGCCGTACTTTTCGTTTAAGGCAGAGTAGTTGTGAATCCAGTTGCAAAGAATCTCCTGAGACTCTTTATGAGAAAGCTCAGGGCAGAACTCTTTGAGATAAGGTGCAGCACCGAACATGTTGCAAACTCCGGTTCTTCTGATACCTTCAAGCACTTTGTAGTACTCTTCCCACTCTTCTTTAATAGGATACTTTTCATCCACAGCATTATACCTCCGTTCCAAGTTTCTCAGGGTCAAGGTCACCGAGAAGATAATCAACTACCTGATCACAAGTAATGTCTTCATAGACTTCTCCGAGAGCATGGCACTGCTCACGATACTGACAGTGATTACAGTCTACGTTCTTTTCCCAGAGAGCTCCGAGAGTAGACTTGCCGCTTCCTGTACAAAGGTCATCGATGAAATCAGTAAGTGAAACTGAACCGTTAAGATTTTTAATATCCATTTTAGTAACTCCTTAATCTTATTTACATATATATTATAACATATTTTTCGTCATTTGTAAACTGACAAAACTAACAAAGTTTCGGAAAATTTTCTGTGCATATTTAGTAAAGCCGACCATCAATCGACAGCCGGCTCCAATTTAATCTTCTTCAATCTCAAGGTCTTCAAGCTTAGAACACGAAATCTCAAGCTCTTTCTCGATCGCGTCAAAGAGATAGCGGCTGATCCACTTTACTTCTTCAGCAGTGAGTCCCTTTGCCTTAAACCGGATTTCATAATCCTGCAGCTCTTCTGGCTCTTCTTCGTAGTCGTCCCACTCATCTTTGTCATCGTAATCATCCGGCTCAGGCCACTCTTCAACCATAGTTTCATCTTCAGGAATACGCTTTTCAAAATCACTCATCTTCTGTTACCTCACTTAAATGTAATTGCCGCAATCTCAGAGACTGCGATAGTTGTATGTCCAAAAGTAAACTTTGCAGCACCTTCAAGAGTAGCATCCTCAAGGCACTTCTTTAATTTATTAAGCATCTGAATTTCTTCAGGTGTCATTCTGAAAGCATCTCTAACTACTACTCCAGACTTAAGAACACAGGTCATTTGAACTCTCTTCTTCATCAGTCGCCCTCCCACTTAATCAGAATGTAGTTGTCATAACCGTTAGGTCCGTCGTAGTAGACATGCTCGGCTTCGAAGCCTTGCTCCTCAAGCTGTCTTACCACTTCAGCTCCGACTTTCTCCGGGTTAGGAACTCCCTCGAAACTTACTGTAGTATGGAAGTGCCCGTTGTTAATTGCGTCTTGAATCGGAATTCCGGTATTGTTGATAATAAACTCTTTAGCCATAACGACAAGTCTGTCGTTAGTTGCAGCTCTCGCTTCTTTTGCACTTATCATTTGTTAATCCTCCTGTTGATGATTAGTCATATGTTTTCCGCAGTGCGGGCAGAACAAGAAGTACGCAGCAGTCGCCCAAGGCCAAGACTCTCCGCAGTTAGAACACTTAAGAAAGTCATCGAAAGCTCCAGACACCTGCCACTCAGCTTCAGTATCCTTAAGTTCCTTAGGTTCTACTACTGCGATAACTTCCCAAGTTACATCTTCTGAAATCTTATTCCTCTTCCAGATCCAAGCAGCCTGCTCTTCTGCCTTTTCTTTCCAGTGATAGATCTGAGCTTTTCTTATCTGCTCATCGAACATATTAGCTCCACACCAGTAGAGTCCAGTGGAAGTTTTAATTACCCAATTTCCTTTAGTTTTCATCTCAAGCCTCCTGAAGACAATCTTCGTTCCACCAGCCAGTGAAGCCGGAAACTTTATATTGAGCCACTCCGTTGTGCTCTCTTAAATCTGTAACCTTTCCGCCGATAGCAGAAGAAGCTAGACCAAAACCTCCGGCCCCAAAGAAAGCAGAAAACTTATCGGAAAATTTAATCTGTACCTGAGTACCCTTCTTAAACTTAAATTCCATCTCAGACCTCCTCATTCGGCCAACGTAAACTATAAGGACACGTTTCACGCTTCCTAGAATTGCCTGTATCGCATTTTGTCTCAGGGCCCTGTAAAGTATCTACCTCAGAGTCTAACACGCACTGTGCGCGAAATTCTGACTCCGTGGCGAGTCCTGCAAAAACAGACTCAGGAAATACTTCATCATCCACACCGTTTACATAATAATGTGGTTTGTTATTATAGGCTTTCGCAATACCTGTAATCTCAGCGATTGTGCCCGCTCTCCACACGAGTCCGCAAGTAGGGTTAGTGAACTTAGACTTAAACCTTATGTAGTCTCCTACAGAATACTTATATGTAATCATTCTTCGTCCTCCTCAAGAATTCTCATCATCTCTTCGTACTCAGCCTCGTGAAGTTCAAAATAATCTTTAGTCATAATCGTAATCTCCTTAATTTCGTTTACATTTATATTATACCACATAATTGCTACGCAGATATTATATAAATGTAAACGAATTGTAAATAAATGTTATGTACGACAACGGACGGTATCGACAGTAAAGGTTTCGCCGGAAGCTTTAATCTGCATCATTTTGATCTTCCTCTTAATACCACTGTGACCACAGTGCATACTTAAAGTCAGTGTTCTTCGGATACTCTCCGGTATACTCTTTATAAATCTCAGACATCTTAGTTATGAGTTCCTGACTAAGAACTCCCGAGGGCATATTAAGCTCGAAGAACTCATTACCGTCGCCGAGGCTTCCACCATCGATGTACTTGTCTACCATGATGAGTCTAGCAAACTCACTACTCATGCCGTCGTAGATCAGCAGAAGCTTTCCCTCTCGATCATCTCTGTGGTAAGTATACTCGTCCAATTCAGGATACTTCTCCTCAAGCTCATGAAGTTTCTTAAAACTCTGGATATCCCTCTCCAGCTCGAGAGTCAATCCGGTAAGTACTCTACATTCTACACTCATCTCAGGTCCTCCTCCAGTTAGTCCAAACTACTTCATTGATGTCGTCATTATCCTCGGGCATATAAACTACTTCTGCAAACTTAAGACTAGTTCCCGCAGCGATGAGTCTCTGTGCACCGGCGATAGCATCTTCTTTATACTTATAAGCGCAGGCAGGATAAAGGTTGTCTTTAGTCTTACCTGCATTAACTATGTAATCAAACTTCTTAGTCTTCTTCATCGTAACCCTCCACCAGAAGTTCGTTGGCCTCAGCCATTGCCTTGACGTCATCCTCAGACATCCACTTGAGACACATCTTAAGAACAGCCTCAGCAGATACCCAACCTTCATCTACCATACCAAGAACCATATTAGTAACCTTTCTTGTCATCTTTCTTTACCTCCTCGATAGAAATAATTCTGTACTCACAGTCGACGCCGAGACCGTAGAGTTCTTTACACTGCCTAACCGAACTTACTACGCACTCTTGGGTATTCCACTTCGGATAGCAGTATTCATCGCGGTATTCAAATTTAATCTTCAGCATTTTAGTTTCCTCCGTTTGTTTCTTACATATATATTATATCACATTTTTGGTCATTTGTAAACTGACAAAGCGCACAAACTTTCAGAAATTTTTAACTGATTGTTTGTGCGCTTTATACGTTATGTACAATTATGCAAGGCCGGCTTCGAAGAACGAGAGATATTCAGTGGGGACATGTTCTCTAATCTTATCAACGTCCTGCTTCTTACCAAACTGGAAACCGTAGTTGTCTACAAGGTCCCAGACGAAAGAAGTATCAGTGATAGACTTTCCAGACGGGTTGAGCTTGTCCTGAAGAAAGGCAGGAACAGTTTCAGGCTTCTTAAGAGAAATACCGAACGACCAAGTCCACTGAGAAGTATAACCGGCAGGACCTTTCTTCTTAGAGTCTACGACACGGCAAGGGGCTTCAGAACCAAAGTACTTCTTGAAAGCATCTTCGAGATAATCGGGAAGCGCTGCGCTCACTGTGCCTGCATGCTTTGCAATATAACCAAGACAGTAGTAGAACTCTTCAGTTGTGCTAATCGGTCGAGCAGTGCTTGCGAGGTCGTCAAAATCTTTGAGTGCTTTAGTCTTTGCTTTCTGATAGGCTTCTTCAGCTTTCTTTTCTTCACGAGCTTTCTTCTCAGCTGCGACTGCTTCCTCACGAGCCTTACGGTCTGCAATACGCTGTGCCTGCTCGCGTTCAATAAAGTCAGCTTTGAATACGGACTGTGCTTCAACAAGAGAGTCCATAAGGCTGTCAGGCATCTGAAGCAAGTTGCCAGCGAGAAGAACGTCCAGAGCAAGTGTCTTTGTGCCGGCTGCAAAATCTACAGTTGCATACAAGCTTCCGCCGGTCAAGGGAGCTTTAACAAAAATAAGCTGACCGTCTCCGTAGACTTTATGCTTTACAGCAAAGGGATAAGCGAGAGCAGCAAGGTCAGAGTTGATAGCATTGCGAAGGTCTTCCGCGGTTTCGTAAGCAGTAGTCTTGTAAGTAGTCATAACAAGTATCTCCTTAATAATTTTATCTTTCGTAGTTATCAGTTGCTCACTGACATATATATTATATCATATTTCGGACGATTTGTAAACTGACAGAACAGCCAGACTTTCAAATATTTTTCCGGCTGTTCTGTACAGTACTAGCGATCAGTGCAGTTTTACAATCTGCGATTTAACGAACTCAATCTGCTCGTCGATTTCAGTATCGTCCGGATTTGCTGCTTTCAGATTATAAAGCTTAGCCAGAAGCTTTTCGAATTTCTGCTGCTTTTCTACGAACTTGACTACGAACGTTTCAGTATCAGAATCGTTCGGTTCGCCGAAATAAAAATCAATCAGATTAACTGCCGGAAAGTCGTCGAGTCCAGTACAGCTTTCGTATTCAGCTTCTGTCGGAAAATTCAGAATAACTGATACGTCGAATTTTTTACCGTCTGTCGAATACAGATAGCCAGTCTGAATGTTAAGCTCGTTTACGTTTTTCAAAATTAAATACCGTCCGTTTCGTTTTTATTTAATCAGTCGTCGTAACCAACTGACATATATATTATAACATATTTTCGCCAGTTTGTAAACTGACAAAACTAACAAAGTTTCAAAAAATTTAAAAGAAAAACCTGTGCACATTTTATACACAGGTTTTAATAATTTATTAAATTGATATTTTATTAGAAATCAGGTGTCAGCTTATCAGGGCGGAAGTCCTTGAAGACAGGGAAGCGAAGTGAAATTCCGCCGTCAGCATTTGTGGTCTCTTCGAAATACTGAATCTCCACTATCTTACCGACGAAGTCAGAAGGCTCAAGCCAAATGAGTGTTCTGAGTTCATCAGAGAAACCGGAACCTACTTTTACGATGTTCCCATTCTTATAGCGGACATGGATCGCACCGAGAGTACCGGCAAGTCTTCCGGAACCTTCCTCGTATCCTACGATTTCAAGGTCGAGAGTATTCATCTTCTTTACTTTCATCAGAGACCAAGTGCGGCCGAACTCATAAGGAGCATCGCAGATGTTAATCATAACACCCTCTTCCTGATTAGCAATTGCCTCATCAAGATACTCAAGAACTTTAGAAGTGTCCGTTCCCTGATAGAGTACAGGAAGAAGCTCGAAGTAGGTAAACTCTCCACCGCTGCAGAAGATTGCCTCAAGAGTAGAACGACGATAACTCCAAGAGTAAGGACAGTTCTGTGCTCTCCAGTCCGCTGCAAGCATGCCATCAAAGACAAGCATCTTAAGTCCGTGCTTCTCACCATCTGAACGAGTAATCTTCATTGCCTGCTTATAAGCTTCCTTAGATGGAACTCCTTTATTATTAAGAAGAGTAATCTCACCGTCAAAAACGAAATTGTCAGGAAGTCGGTCAGCAAATTCCTTCTCCAGATCAACGAGTCCTTCATATCTCTGACCGGCACGAGTGTAAAACGAAACCCGACCATTTTCCTTTATAGCGATGATACGTCCGCCGTCTATCTTAGTAGTGAGTGCAAACTCTTTTCCGTTAAGCTTCTCCGGCTTATCAAAGTACTTCTGAGCAAGCTGTACATCGAAAGTATGGATAAGACCGGGAATTACAGAGTTAATAGTCTTCGCATCGCATCCGATACTAAGATCTTTACAGATAAGCTTCTCAAGAAGGTCTGCAGACTCCTGATCGCACGCGGCAACACCATCAAGGAAGTCCTGACAGAGACTTACTACCTGATCTGTACCGGTATTGTGCTCCTTAAGGTACTCAAGAAGTCCAAAGACAGACTCGATACCGGTAATCTGATGACCGCCGACTGTTTTATAGAGCTTCTTAGTCGAAATACCGAACGTAGTATAAGGATTAAAAGCAAACTGAAGATAAGTAAGGATAATAACATCATTATCATACTTCCTGAGTACCTCCTGCTTATACTTTCTTGAGTTATTTGCGCAAATCTCATTAACGAAATCTCTGAAATGAAAAAGTGTTTTCATATTATGTAGTCTCCTCTCTTAGTCTTCAAGTTTTGCCACAAACTCATCAAAAGTTCCGTAGAAAATTCTACGACCGTAAGTCGTGCTTTCTTTCGCCACACAAACTTCAACCATCAACTTATCTTCATCATAAGAAAGATAAGTGATTACAGAACCGTCATAAGACTGAACTGAAGACTTGATGAGAGAATGACCCATACGAGTCGCTGCACCTCTGTTACCTTGAATAGAACCATAAAGCTTTGCCATACTTTTTATCCTCCGTGTTGTTTGCTTATGTATATATTATAACATACAATTATTACGTAGATATTATTAAATTGTGAACAGATTGTAAACGTTAAATAATCGAATACTTCTGGAACATTTCTTTAATAGACCTGTACCAGTAGGTCGGCTCAGTATCTTCTTTATTCTGAAGGAAAGTAAAGCTTCTGGCAGTTCCGAGAACACCAGGAATAAAAGTGTCAGGCTTGTACTTGCTCAATTCCTGAAGCATGTAAGTAAGATGCTCCTGAAGTCGCTGCCACTCCCACTTAGAGAACTTAACAGCAGCTTCAACCGCATGCTCACCCATCAGAGTCTCAAGCTCGTTCATCTCAAGAATAAGCTTATTCTGAATTCGGATACACTTAGCGAGAAGCTCACACTCAGTAGGATACTCGATAGCTGCTTCAGCTGCCTGATATTCTTTCTCATACTGAACACAAGCTCTGAAGAAATCCTGAAGCATCTCATCAGTCAAGCTGGCAACAGAGATTCCGTTATAGCTCCAAGTAGCTGCCTGATAATTAGGAAGCTTAGAGTAAACTTCATAAGGAAGCTGACCGGAGACATGGACAGACAGGTAGGCCTGACCGTCTGCGACGAGCTTCGAGATGTGGCTATTGGTATCAGAGAAACGATAGCAAGTAAATCTGTTGCCGTCGTCGGAAAAGTCCTCTTCAGGGAATCTGATGAAACCATACTTTACAAGATTAATTCTAGTCATTTTGTTTTCCTCCAAAATTGTTTTCATTCTTATGTATATATTATAACACGGAATTGTGAACTGTGTGTTAACACACAGTAAGCACTTCGCAAATTTCAGCAGGGAAAGACTGTCCATTGCCATACCAACAATCAGTGTCCGGCTTGTAGAGCCAGTCTTTATCACAGATATAGAAAACGGGATAAAGTCCGTTCTTAGGGGTAATCATCATATCACCGTGAAATGCTTTGTAACCTTCAACCTTAATCATAATATCTCCTCCTTAGAAAATTTCAAGTTCGTGATTTTCTGCTTTCGCTCTTACTGTCGAAAGTTCCCTCTCAACTTCAGCTTTCATCTCAGGGTCATCAGTGTCAAGGTCATAGACAATAATATCTACGTCACCCTCTCCATAAGCTTCCCAGACAACTCCGTCCTTGAGTACAATATGTACAGTGTTCTTCATTTTGTTTTCCTCCTAAATAAATCAAAAGTTACTTTTGAGTTTTAGCCTGAGCAGAAAGCTTTTCGGCTTCTTCCATCGTATGAGCGTAACACCACCAGTACTTGAACTTTATTTGGTACTTAGGCGGATTAGGCTCATAGTAGATGGTTACATAAGGCAAAATCGTACCGATTTCAACAAAGGCATTTTCGTCTGTCATGATAACATTCCTCCAAGTTATGTACTCTTGATTACATATATATTATATCACAAAATCATCATTTTGTAAACTGACAAAATAGCCAGAGTTTCGGAAATTTTTCATCCTTGCTCTGGCTGTTTTGTATAATATTATTTTCGATTGTTATAATACCCGGAAAGCTTGGCAAAAGACTCAGCAGACTTTATCTGTCCGATTGCTTCATACCCGTCATAGACAGTCCACTCGATACCGATATATTCTCCCTTAGTAGTAATCTTCTTCCTAAAGTTATCTACCGAGAGGGGAGACTTAAAGAGATTCGTCATAAGAGTTACGAAGAAATCGAACTGGGTCATGTCCACTCTAATCTGGCTTCCTTCAATTCGGAAAGGCAGAAGTGACTGCCCAAGAGT